ATAGTATATGGGCAAAAGCTGGCAGATCACTATATAATGATGAATTTGTAACTTATTATCCATCTGGTAATAATCAGCAATTTAATTTAAGATATATACTTGAGGTTGAAACTCAAGCGAAATAATTTATCAACTAAAGCGAAAACTTATTAACAACCTAACATTAAGATATGACAAAAAGAATAAATATAAATTATATAAAAGAATTTGCTGAAAGTAAAAATGGTAAATTGCTTTCAAAAGAGTATAAGAATAATAGTTCAAGAATAAGATTTAAGTGCCGTAATTGCAATTTTGAATGGAATACAATATGGAAATCTGTATCCAAGGGAAGTTGGTGTCCAAATTGTTGCAAGAAACTTACAAGTAGGAGAAAAATGATAGTTTTTATTAGTGGCCATTTAGATTTGACAGAAGAAGAATTTGAAAAACATTATGTTTCACATATCAAAAAACATATTGCTAATAACGATGACTTTATAGTTGGAGATGCTAAGGGATGTGACCTTATGGCTCAAGATTATTTAGCAAAACATATCACTGATTCTGATAAGGTATATATTTATCACATGCACGGTAAGCCCAGAAATAATCCAAATAATTTTTCTGAAGAAGGTGGATTTAAATCAGACACTGGAAGAGATTCCACAATGACAGATGATTCTGATATTGATATAGCACGGGTTAGACCTGGAAGAGAAAAGTCAGGAACTGTAAAGAATTTAGCAAGAAGAAAGTAATCAAATTCGTTTAAGTAGGTGAAAAACTATAAATAGGTATCTTTTCAACTAATAATTTTGTATTAAAATATATGATATTCGAAAAAACATATATTTTTTAATGGAGGTGTTATTAGTTGAAACATACTTTAATTTTATTATCTATCTTATTATCTTTACTTATTCCGAGTCTTACCGCTTCTCAACCACTTAATCCGGTAATCAAAAGACCATTTTTATCTAGCGTATCTGTTACAGATTCTAGTGGCAATATCATTGGAAGTGGGGTTATCATAGATAGAAAATGTAAGTTACAAGTATTAACTGCCGCACATGTTATTGAATATATGCAAAAGAAAAAGAAAAACATATATGTATTAAGTCCAATACGTTTCGGACTTGTCCCAATGAAGGTAATAAAAATTGATAGTAATATTGATTTAGCTTTACTTAGTGGGATTAAAAAAACAAAAACCACAAAAAATATCGCAGTTCGATTAGCAGTATCTATGCCACTTTTGGGTGACACTGTTTGGATGATAAGTAGTCCAAGTGGTCATCACAATATTATAACAAAAGGTATTTTAAGTCATCTATTAATCCATAAAAGAAAAGGTAAGACCAAAAAGATTTTGCTTTTTGGCACAACAGCAACGGGGTTTTTTGCGAGTTCCGGTGGTGGGTTATTTAACAAGAATGGAGATTTGATAGGCATATTTCATATGATTATATCAACAAGATTTGGTGTACTTCCCGGTGGATATTATTCTGTGTCCTTACCACATATTGTAAATTTTTTAAAATAATAATAAATAAAAGTACCAAAATGGCGCAAACATGCGCCTTTTTTATTTATACCAAAAAAAACATACTAATTAATTCATATTCAAAAAAGAGGCAAGTCTGTCTGGGAGGTATATTTTTTGAAATATAAATTGTTTTCTTATTTTCTTTGTTTTATCGTTCTTTTATCGTTTATGTCTTGTGGCCCACCAAATCCTATATTTAAATCCATTAATACCAAATTAATCAATGCTAAAATATATACACAGTATAATGCAAGTGTGTCTATAACAGACTCAAGTCGTAAAATATATGGATCTGGTGTTGTTGTAAAAAAGGGAAAAGATATTTTCGTATTAACTGCAGCGCATGTTATTGAACACATGCAAAAAAAGAAAATTGATTTATATATATTGCCATCATTTAATGCTTCTTTAGTAAGAGTAAAAATAGCAAAATTAAATAGTCTTACTGATCTGGCAAAATTAAATATACAGGAAGATAAAAAGAAGTTTAAATGGTTTGTTAAATTGGCAAAATCTCCTCCTTTAATTGGAGATACTGTTTGGATGATAAGTAGTCCAAAAGGAGACGCAAATTTAGTTACAAAAGGTATTGTGAGTAAACATTTGGCTTTTTTTAAGAAGAAACATAAAAAGTATATTGTTGTGACAAGTATAACAGCATCTGGTTTTTTCGGATCATCTGGTGGTGGAGTATTCAATGACCATGGAGAATTAATAGGTATTTTTCATATGATATCACACATATTTGGTTATGGGAAATTGCCTGGTGGTAATTATGCAGTGTCATTATTACATTTAAAAGAATTTTTAAAATAGATTAAATAAATAAGTTACTTAAAGGACGCTAATCGCGTCCTTTTTTTTATGGGAAAAGGAATGTTATGGAAAAAGAACAATTGCTGAAGAAATTACAGAAAGAGTTATTTAACACTCCACATATTAGTTATTCAGCAACAAAAAGCGGGTATTATTTAAAAAAGGCAATTGATAATCAGATATTGAAAGCCGTTGAATTTTTACTTGAAGAACTTATTGAGGAGGAAGATTGACAAATTATCATTTAAGCAAAAAATCATCAAACGTAAAAACTGGTAAAATCCCAGTAACTACATCAGACCGCAAAACTTGTCCAGATGCATGCCCATTTAAGAGTAATGGTTGTTATGCTGAACATGGTCATTTATCTTGGCATTGGAATAAAGTTTCTTCAGGAGAAAGAGGCGTTTCTTTTGACGAGCATATAGAACAATTAAAATCTCTTCCAAAATCACGAATGAGATTATTTCAAGCAGGAGATATGCCTGGTGTTGGCAATAATATAAACATAAAACAAACAAAAAAATTAGTTAATGCTTTAAAGGGTTTTGAAGTTTTTACTTATACTCATAAAGATCTTGGTCTTGACAAAAATCGAAAGATCGTTAAGTATTGTAATGATAATGGCTTAACAATTAATCTTAGTGCTAATAGTTTGACACATGCTGATGAATTAATTGATATGAATATAGGTCCAGTAACAGTGACAATCCCAGAAGGCAGTGGTAAAACAAAAACACCTAAAGGTAGGAAAGTAATTATTTGCCCGGCAATTATTTCTGATAAAATTCAGTGTGCCAATTGCGGCGGAAAAAAAGGCGCTTTGTGTTGGCGACAAGATAGAAATTATGTTATTGGATTTCCAGCTCATGGCAGCGGAAAGAAAAAAGTTTCGGAGATAGTAGGAAAGTAATGGGATATGTAGAGATAAAAATTGTCCATGATAATATTCTTATTGGCAATGCAAAAGAATTAAAAATAGAAAAAGCGACATATCGTGGCCCTGAAGAATACATTAAACCAAAAATAGAATACCAACTATTCAATGCTCATATTTGGATTCAATGCATGAAAGATAATAATTTTTATGAAACATTAACATGTATTAATCAAAATATAATTTTAGTTGATATTTTGATTATGAAAGATTCAAAACTTATAACAACACATAAAAATATTTGGATTAAGCCACATATAAGCAATAAAAGTTTTGATATGAGTTGGAATGATGGCGAGATTGTTTTTGATAGACTAATGGGAGAAAAATTGGATGATAAGACCGTAAAGGCAATTACTGGAAAAATGGATGGTGTTTCAATGGGATGTTCTGTTCCGAAACAAAAATGCGAATTATGTGACCATGTAGAACATCATACACCATTGAGAAAAATTTATTGTGTAGTAGAAAAATTTGGAAATTCAGAATACACCAAAGGTGTTTTTGATAGTAGAGAGAAGGCGGGAAACGCATTAGAAAATTTTGGAAATAATTATTGCACTAAATATGGGAAACAATTTTTAAATATACGAGAAGTGGAAGTAAAATGAGTAACAAAAAAATTACCATATGTCAAAGTGGAAGAATTATTGGGACAGCAGATTCTTTAATAATTCGTAAAGAAAAACTCGGTGGCGAAATAATAAAAACATGTGAATTACATAACGTTTCTTTTTCTTGTGCTCAGGAATTATTATTAGGTTGTGATAATATTTTTATTATAGATATTGTTGTTCATGACGAGCAAGATCGTTTTATTGAAGATCATAATAATATTCAACTTGAATTTTTCTTCTCAGAACCTATTATAAAGGGTGAGTTGACTAAATTTAAAGTATTAAGAGGGTATCATCAAACAGAAAATAATTTAAAGTTTATGATGGATGCCATATTTACCCAACTTTCTTTAAGGTCAGAAACAAATTGTGACTTATGTGAGTATAATAATGAATGTAAGTTACAAAATTATAGACAGAAAGAGTTAAAGAAAGTATATATAGTTCATCAAGATGTTTCATATGAGTTTGGTCGAACTATTGCCATTTGTTCTACAAGAGAAAAGGCTGAAGCCAAGTTACAGGCATATGCTAGCGAGTGGAATATGGACAATAATAGAATCAAAGATGAATTATTTATAGAAGAATGTGAGATTGACGGAAATTTATAAAGGAGAGCGAAAATGGATATACAAGCAAAGACAAAAGAAGTAATAGAAAATTTCATTTCTAAGGGTTGGCCGTTTACATCATTGGATGTTAGTAACGCAGTAAAAAACAGTATTGATAGGGCTGTTAGACACAGAGATGTTGCTCCGGTAGTAAGACAATTGTTTGCTGCCGGTATTATTATTCAAAATGGATATGAGAGAGAACTAATTAGTGTAACACTTTCAAATGGTGATCAGAAACAAGCTTTCTTATATCATCATTGGTCAACTAGTGCTAATGCTTATACTGATAGATGTCAAGAACCTGTTGTTCCTAAATTGGTAGTAGATGAATCAGATGATAATGTAATGTTGGATGATACAGATGCTATTGATGTTGCCAAATCTGATTTACAAGGAGCGGCAGTTATATCTCAAGCATCTGATGAAGTAAAAAGAGCACAAAAGAGTGATCATCGTCTTGAAGTTCCTGCTTCTTGGGTCAATGATATGGATTGGGACATTGGTGAAGGAATCTATGCCATAAAGGATAATAATAGTCTAGTATTGAAACATGTTGATGATGTTATTTCCAATGATGATGTTGTAGGAACTATGGTCATAAGTAATGATTGCCGACTTAGAATAACAAAGAAAGTTCTTGATAGGGTGTTTCAGTCTAGTAGCGCGGGAAATGAATTAATGGTTAGTAAAAATGCTAAGACAATTACAGTAGACGAAGATTAAATAAATAACTGGGTTTGTCAAACCCAAAAGGAGTTGTTCCTATAAAACATAAAAAAATATATAAAGCATTAATGAATATGGTGAGATGGACAGATCAAATTCAAAAAGAATATAATATTGACAACTATTCTATATTGTCATGGGCAAAAGAGATTTCTACTATTAAGTTTGGTTTACCAAGAAGAAGTGGACATTCTGTTTTTGCAATTAAATTATCAAGGGAATTTAACAGCCCTCTTATCATAGTTAAAAATAAAAAATTAAAAGATAGTGTTGAAAAATTGGCATATGATAAGAAGATCAAAAATTTAACTATTTCAACAATTGATAATATTATAGGATGTTCTTTTTGCAACGATGTAGTTATAATAGATAATACATTTTTATTTTCAAAAAATGATATTAATAATATTTATATTAACACTTTTTCAAGTAAAGAATCTCGCTGCTGGACAACGCTTGCAAGTTTTCGCGCAGAATACCAATATCAAAAATTTATATTTTTACAATAAGGAGAACACATGAATGACGAAAAATTTACGAGTAGAGTAAGGGTTCAAGTATTGCTAGACAAATTAAAGAAACATAATGAGCATTTGCTTACATTGGAAAAAGATTCAGTGACGATATTAGCAACAGAAAGGTTATTAAAAGTAACTGTTATTGAGAAATTGCTTGAAGAGAAGACTGACAAGGAGTTGGATAAGGTTTGGGCTCAAGCAATCAATGAGCAAAAATAATGGCCTGTTCAATTTGTAGAAAAGAGGGACATAATAAAAACTCATGTCCAAAAACTCCTTTTACATTTTTCGACAGAGATTTTCATTATTCTGGTGCTATAGAATATTCTTGCGAATATGATACTCCATATGATTGTGATTGTGATTATATACATAGATGTTCAAGGGTTATTGATGAAAAAATAGATAGTGTTAATGTTTTATCTGTAGTGAATCAATTAGTCAGATATTTGTCAAAATATCATAACAGCCTATTTTCCATGTCTGAAGGAGTAAAATATTGTGTAGATAGGTTTTTAAGAGCAAAAAAAATATACAATGTTGATTGCTGGGACATAGAAATTAGCAATGGGTATTATGGAGAAGAAGTAAATGGCATTCACTTTTGTGGTGGACAGAAAGAATTAAATAGAGAACTTTTTAAATTAATAAAAATGTCATTTAATAAGCAGGTAGAAGAAACTTTGAAATTTGAATATGGTTTTTTGCTGCCAGAATTAGAAAATCAAAATTGGTCTATATTAGAAGTTAGTAAATCTGATATAAAATTAGGAAATGAGCGATGGGCTAAAAAGGTTTCATCCGATAATTTTTATAATGATGAAGATAATATGCCAGAAATAAAAGGTCTGGCGATAAAACAAAATAATCATTATAGATTGATGGATGGTTATCATAGAATATTAGCATCTAAGAATAAAAAAGTTAAAATAATAACAAACAAAATCTATTAATAATTGGATATATTAACATGAAAACATTAGCTTGACAGTAAGAATTCGCCGGTTTCACCGGTCCAACCCACACAATATCATTATTGTATAATAAGGGAAGATCTTCCCTTGGGAACATTAGCAGCACAATTAGTTCATGCAGCAGGAGAAACAGGCCCAACTGTGTCTGGAACTCATGCTATCGTTCTATCTGCGAAAAATGAGAATCATCTCATAAAGATAGAAAAACAACTTTCCAGGAGCAAAATCAAATATCATAGTGTCCGAGAACCAGATAGCCCCTGGAATGGGGAGCTTATGGCAATTGGACTATATCCTACTAGTGATAGGGATACATTGAAGCCAGTAACCAAAAGGCTCAAGCTTTTAACTAGGAGGAAAAAATGATAGACGTAAAAAAAATGAGAGAAGATTTAATGGGAAAGGATCATACATTATATTGTAGTGTTATGGCACATTTAAGAGGCAAGCTTCATATGACAAAGTTAAATGGAGGTACATTGTATGATATTGTTGGAACAGATTGTTGGAGTTATTATGGCTACAATAATAAAGAGTGTATTGCTGATGAGAGAAGACATATGTTTCATTGGGCCATAAAAGATCAGGCCAAGTATGTTAAAAATACTATAGGTAGATACACAATAGTTGAGGAGATAACAGAAGAAGTAGCATAGTGTTAAGAGGAGAGGAGAAATTCTCTCCTTTTTTGTGCCCATAACTCAATGGTAGAGTACTGGCCTTAAGCAAGCGAGAGGTTGCCGGTTCGAATCCGGTTGGGCATTTTAAGGAGGTACATATAATGAGTGATTATGAATTAGAGATATTATATGAAATATGGAATAATAAGGATGGCATGCACATGGAAATAGGGCCTGATCGTGATGGATTAGATTTAATAGAAATTCGTCAGTTTGATGATAATGAGCCCAACAGTAAGGTGATCAGAAGAATATCTTTTTCACATGAAGAAGCAGAGTTACTTATCACGGCTCTTCAAAAATTAGTTAAGGAGATTAAGTGAATTTACAAAATGCTCAACAGAGGTTGATAGCTGGAGAAACGATAAAGATAAAAACTTCTGGTAATTCAATGTCGGGCAAAATAGATAATGGTAGTTTTGTAACAATCGAACCTATAGAAGATAGAGTTTTAAAAAAGAAGGATGTTGTATTATCAAAAGTTAATGGAAGATTATATTTACATCTTATTACTGGTGTAAGAGAAAACTCTTATCAAATTAGCAACAATCATGGGTATGTAAATGGTTGGGCTTTAAAGAAAAACGTATTTGGCATAGTCACAAAAATTAATTGAGGAGATAGTATGATAACATTATTAATCTTTTTATCTATATTTTATTTAATAATTGGTTTTAGCATTATGATACATTTAGAATCCAAGGCCGAAGATTATGGCAGAAATGCTTTTGAGATTATAAGTCTCAATGATCTTGTATCATATATTATAATTTGGCCAATAATTATATATGCTCTATATAATAATAGGAGAAAAAAATGAAAATAAGAAATAGTTTTGTAAGCAATAGTAGTAGCAGCTCATTTGTCTGTATTTGTCCTAGAGACGTTGACTTAAGTAATCTTACAGACATTGAGAGAGAAATCTTTGATATTTGTTTTGAGCATAAAACTATTTTAGGAGTCGATGGCCTTGTTGCTTCAGAATATATAAGTTCAGAAGAATTTCAAGAAAATGACATTTTTCAAGATTATTGCGCCAACCATGATATTGATTTATATGATAGAGAAAAATATAAAGATATAGATATTGGAATGTTAGAAGAAGATATTTATGTTGCCATATCTACTTTAATGGATAAGATAAGAAAAAAAGATAACACATATTATGACGATAGGAGTATGTAATGAAGATAAGAAATAGTTTTGTTTCAAACTCAAGTTCTTCAAGTTATATTATTAAAGTAAATGCGCCAGTAACTTGTGAACATTGTGGTAGAAGTGATCCAGATATTATTGAAATAGTTAAAAGGGGCGACACTTATGGAGATACTCGTATAGAATATGAAAATAAAGAACAAATTCTTGGAGATATAAGACATAATATAAAAATGGAAGAAAAAGATGTTGCCAAATATAGTGAATGTGATCCCAATGATGTTCATCCAGATGACAAAAAGCGACTAATAACTACACCGGCAAAAGATCGTTTAGAATGGGTATATAGAAATTTAAAAAGAGAAAGATATAGGTATGATCTAATTAATTCTGTTGAAGGCAACATTATTGGGATAGCAGTAGGATATCATGATTGTGGCACAAAAGAGTTGTTCAATGATGCTAAAAGAAGTGGTGTTATTGAAATTATTGAAAGTGAATGGGAATAAAAAACTTCTAAAAAGTTCTTAGATAATTAAGAAGCGTCCATCAATTTATGGGGTTGGACTGTCATCTCTTAATTACGATTTATAAATCTCTCCCATAAGGAGGAGACTTGTTCTACGAAACAAATAACAATTTTTTATTAAAAATTTATGTTTTAAATGGGATGATGATCTTGACAGAGGTTTTCAGATTTAGGAGAAGTGGGTCTAAAATTATATAACGCGATATTCCTATCGGAGGAGAAAAATGAAATTTGTTGATTTATTTGCTGGGATTGGTGGATTCCATGAGGCTATTAAAAATATTATTCCAGAAGCAGAATGTGTATTTGCTTCTGAAAATGATAAAATGGCCGCTAAAACATATGAGAAAAATTTTAATATTGATCCAACCAATGATATTACGCAACAAGATATTTCAAAGATTCCAGATCATAATCTTGTAATGGCAGGTTTTCCTTGTCAGCCATTTAGTAAAAATGGTAAATATTATAACACAAATAGAAGAACTGTTGGCAAAGATGAGACGAGAGATCAGTTGTATACTTATCTTATTAAACTTTTAAAAGTAAAGCAACCTGAAATGTTTTTATTTGAGAATGTAAAAGGTCTTGCGAAAATGAAAACACAAGATGGTGAATTCTATTTTGATATAATAGTTTCAGATTTAAAAAATGCTGGATATAACGTTTATACAAGAATTTTAGATTCTGCGGATTATGGATTGCCACAGCAGCGAAAAAGAATATATTTTGTTGGTTTTAGAAAAGATATAAAATTATCAGAAGAATTTAATTTTCCATCAGTTATAGGTAGGAAGTCTGCGGTTCAGGATATTTTGGAGTCAAATGTTAATGATAAATATTTGCTTGAAAATTTATGGAAAAATAGAAAAAATGTTAAACTTCCAGGTATGAGGTTGGAGGCTCTAGCAAAAGAATTTGCTACTAGGAACGATCATCCAACAATGGTAACAAGAAGGATAACACCATTAGCTATTGTAAAGGGCGATACTCCTTCTGGAGCACCAAGACAACAAGATAAACTATATTCAAAATTAGGAATTTCACCAACAATAGCAACATTTTCCACTCCATCTTTTGATTCTAATCAGGGATGGAGGACATTAACTCCTAGAGAATGTGCTAGATTACAAGGATTTCCTAATTCATTCATTTTGCCCAAATTAGATTCGGTGGCCTATAAACAAATAGGTAATGCTGTGTCTGTTACTGTGGCTGCTTTAATTTTAAAAAACATGATTGCTGCTTATATAGCAAGAAAAATAACTATTAATAATTTAATATTTCCATAAAGTTTGGAGATTTTTATGGAAATAATTAATAGACTCAGGAAAATTGCAAATGCTCTTGATAAAGCTGGAAGCATCACTCAGGCAGATTTTATAGATAAAAATATGATAGTTTTGGCTATGTTGGCGAGGAATAAGATGAAAAAGATAACTAAGAAAGCTGGGATAGCAGAAGATGAAGTTCAGAGATTATTTCTTTCGCTTTTGTCAGGAACTAAGTTTGCTAATAAAGTACATTCAGTTGGTGGATTTGAGAGAGATAGGGCAATGGGAATACCCAGTAAAGACCTTGATATTGTTATAGATAGTCCAAAAGGCGGCGGAGCTAAAGAATTCGCTTGGTTTTTACATAATACATTTTCGGAACAAACTGTAAAACCTTGGCCTCAAGGTGGAAAAGAAGATGATACAAAAGAAAAGAAAACATACCCTATTTTTGGTATAAGTTTTACGGAAGATGTCGAGTATGATGGAAAAAAATATAAAACTACGGGTGCTGAATTAGATATTGCTGATTCTCAAAAAGAAGTATTTAAAGATTATAGTTCTCGCCAAAGAGAAACTTTTCCTGCCACAATAGAAGAAGATAATCATCGTAGAGATTTTACTGTTAATATGCTCATGCGAGATCTTACAAATGGTGAGTTGATAGATTTAACTGGTCATAGTTTGAAAGATATTGAAGAAGGAGTTCTTAGACATAAAGATTGGGTAAGTATGGAAGAATCTTTTGATCAAGACCCTCTTAGAATTATGCGTCTAATACGATTTAAAGTAAAATATGATTGGCATGTCCCTTATGATGTCTTAAGTGCAGCGTCAAAATATAGTCAAAGATTAAAAATTGTCTCATGGGAGAGAATAACTGGTGAATTAAAGAAAATCGCAGAAGTTGGTAAGTTATACGAAGCAATTCCATTTATGAGGGAGATTGGCGTTTTATCATATGTTTTACCTGAAGTTCATGCCATGATTGGTTTAATTCAGAAACATAAGGGTAAGGAAATTGATATATATCAACATACCTTAATGGTCTTAAGTAAGGCTCCACCGACAATTGAAGGTCAATTTTCAGCATTATTACATGATATTGGGAAAATTACAACATCAAAAACTCCGAAAGAGGTTGATAAAACGCAATCTCCTAGCCATCCAAAAGTTGGAGAAGAGATTACTAGAGCAATTATGGATAGATTAAAATTTGATAAAGAAACTTCAAATACTGTCTCAAAACTTGTTGGATTACATATGCGTCCAAGGAAATTACAAGAGGCAAGTGTTAAAGAACTAAGACAATTTGTTCGTGAAATAGGAAAAGACATGATTGAATCTTTATTGGATTTGGCAAAAGCAGATGCTTTGGGCAGATTACCTCCAAAAGAAAATTATATTCCAAAACTTCGTAAAAAACTTGAAGAAGCGATGGAAATTCCAATTGAAGACAAATCAATACTTAATGGAAATGAAATTCAGGAAATTCTTAATATAAAACCTGGACCTATAATTAGTAAAGTGATGTCATTTCTTAAAAACCTTTCTGATGAAAAAGCTGAAGAAGGCATTGTGCTTAATAAAGAAGAGGCAGAACAGGCAGTTTTAAAAGAATTTGGTAAAGAACAAGAGGCAAGTGATTCTCGTGGTATCCTATCTGGCCCAGTTGGATCTACTGGTGCATATTTTGTTCATTATACTGGTGAGGCAAATTTATTTTATGGTCCATTTGAAAATTGGAATCAGGCCAAAAATGCTGGTTTCTTATGTATGCCACAAATAGATCTTATAGATAATATAATAGTAACAGATTGGGATAAAGAAATTATAGATTATATTAAAGATAATGATGAGGAAGAAAGAGCAAGAGATGAAGGTGAAAATCCTAGATTTTTCAAGAGTCCTTATGAGTCACAGTGGAAAGATAATCCGTTAGTACAAAAATATTCATTACAATGGTCTGATATAGAAAAAATATTGTTAGATAATCGTAGAACTGATGAATATATTCTCAATGATGTTACAGATTATAAAACACAGGATTCTGATGATGCCGAATTTAACGATTTCATATCTGAATTAGAACAAGGTAAGTTTCAATTTGTAAATACATATTCAGACAATTCACGCAAAGAAAGTCCATATAATAGTGGTGGCAGAGGCCCAATGCTTCTTAATGAGGTGCCTGGACCGCAATAAAGGAAGAAATATGAAAGTTAAACAATTAATAGCACACTTAAAAGAATATCCAGAAGATGCAGTAATTTATGTTGAAGCAGATCATGGTCAAAATCCAGAGCCTGCTCATAATATAGTGCCTTCTAGTTCCGAACCCATATATAATGGTGAAGAAATGAATTGGGAAAAGCTAGAAGGTAAAATCACAGCCGTTTGTATAGGATAAAAAAAATGAAAGAATGTGAAAAAATACTTAAAAATTTAGAACAAGTATCAAGTTGGTTAGATGGAAAGATTACAAGTTTTCCCCCAACACCAGAAAATTTTAAAGCATTAGCGGAAATTGTCCTGGCAATATAGAAGATTATCATATAGATCATATTATTCCCTTGTGTGCTTTTGATTTAGAAAATATAGTTGAAATAAAAGCAGCGATGGCCCCAGAAAATCACCAATGGCTTCTCGCAAATAAGAATTTAAGTAAAAATGGAAATTATGATATGAGTGAGTATAAACAATATATTAAACAATTCAAGGAGAAGCATAATGAGTAATTTGGTAATGGGCGTAGATGAATGCGGGTGCGCGGCGCTGGCCGGAAGCGTGACAGCAGCGGCAGTAATTGTTGAGAAAAAACAAAAGAAAATTGCTGGTGTTAATGATTCTAAACAACTTAATAAATCTAGAAGAGAAACTTTATTTCCAGAAATAAAAGATAGAGTCATCGCTTATGCTGTTGGATCAGCAGATATTTCTGAAATAAAGAAACTTAATATATATTGGTCTAAATTGTTAGCCATGAAGCGAGCCGTAGACCAGATAGTTGAACAAGGCTTTACTCCAAATAAGATTTTAGTTGATGGAAATAAAACAATTCCTGATATAGATTATGACCAAGAAGCTATTATTAAGGGCGATCAAAAAATTTGGTGGATTGGGGCAGCTTCTATTATTGGCAAAGTAACTAGAGATAGTTTGATGGCTGATTTAGCTAAAGAAAAACAATACAGTCATTATGATTGGGAAAATAATGCTGGATATTTTACGATTCCTCATATGAAGGGAATAATAAAAAATGGCTTTTCCGATCTTCACAGAAAAGAATTTGTTTATTCAAAATTTTGTATTTCCTTACATAAAGAGTTTTCTAATTCAGATTTAGCATCTGTAGATGATTGGTTGGAATCGGCTTATGGCGATAAAATTGATTTAGATGATGATTGGGCTCTTTATAAATATTGGAAAATTAAGAAAGAGATGAAATTAAAACAATTAGGATGGGATTAATTTATGGCAAAATTGACAAAAGATATTTTTAAAAAATTAACAAAAGAGCAACTAAAAGAGTTGGGAAATAGTATGGCAATGCCTGTGAGAGGAGGCGCTCCACAGCCTGATGCCCCAGGCGACCTTATTGATTCTAATCCTGTTTTTTTGCGAAGATGATAGGTGGTATTTTTGGGATGAAGTTTGGATGGAAAAATATGGTCCATTTGACACCAAAGAAGAAGCCGAGTGCGCTTGTGTCAAATATGCGGAGACATTATGAACGAAAAAGAAGTAAGATTAAGCATACAAGAATTAATAGATGAATTGTTAAAATATCCCGAAAGTGATAGGGAAGCAATTATGTCAGAGGTTTTAGGACCGGTAGAGTGTGTGCCAATTTATGCTGCTGTAATTCCAGATGTTGCTGTAGCATATGGTGTTCCGTATTCAACAATGGGAACAGAGCCGAACACTCCTGCTCCAATTGATGTTATATCTAATATGGAATATCTTAATAGGTTAAAAATGGAATCTGATTATAAAGATATAAGAATGATGATATATAGATTAAAGTCAGGACTTACTAAAATTGGAGAAAAATTTAGATATAGATTATTAGGAGAGATAATGAAGATTATAGGAAAAATATATGGTTATGTTAATGATAAAACAAGATAAAACTTTTATTACAAACATAATTCCAACAATAGATCGTAGTATCTTTACAGATACTCAATATGAAAAATATGATAAAGATCTAACATGTCATTTCAAAAATGCCCAAGGAAATGAAGTTTTTAAATTAAGAATGCCAGTAAGCGAATGGCAGCAATTTTCCAAAGCAACAAGTGCTATGATTGATCATGAATAAAAATTTAAAAGAAGATATTGAAAAGCAGATCAAGTGTGCGTTATGTAATAAAAAAAATGTAAAAATAAAATATTTCCCATTTTGTTCAGAAGAACACAAATTAATTGATTTATATAATTGGCTAAATGACGAATATATAATTAAGGATTTATAATAAATGCCCCATATTTGGCAAGAACTGGGTTAGAATTACTAATGTCAGATTTTGCAGAACCATCCTCGTTCAAAACCCATGGATGTCTAGCATTTCCGCTTCTACATCCACATTGTTTGTCTGAACATAACATTCGAACAACATAAACAATTTTATTATTTTGGTGCGTCATAGTATATACTTTTACTAATTCTAGTGGTTCGTGTGGGGGATATCCTTGTAACCATTTTGATTTACGACATTTGACATATTCAGGATTCCATCTTACTAAATGATGTATTAGTTTGTTTCTATTATATAAAGATAAGAGTTCTGGACCAGTAAGTATTTTAACCATGTATGGCACCTCACACTAATATGGACGCATATTAATAGAAGAAATTTTTAAAAGAAACTATTGTCATAATTATTTTCAGACATATATTATGGTAAATAAAGAAAAAAGGAGATCAATAAAGAACAATGAATCCAACATATACATATAAGGATATATCTTTGGTGCCACGGAAATTATCCAAAATACACAGTCGTGATGATGTTGATTTGTCACAGGAAATTAAAAATCTGGCGGGAAGAGTTAAGTTTAAAATTTCATTGCCTGTTATTCCATCTCCAATGGAAACAATAGCAACACAAGAAATGTGTAAGAAGTTAGATAATTTTGGTATGTGGAGCACAATTCACAGGTTTCAGAGTTTCGAAAATAGATTAGCAATTGCAACTGACTCAGGTTTTAAAACGCCACCTTTAGTATCTGTTGGAGTCGGAGACGAAGAGTTAGATAATATTTCTAGACTAATAGAAGGAAGTGTTAAAAATTTTAATATTGATATTGCTAATGGGTTTAATACAATTATAGAATCAACTATTAGTCACATCATGTCTAGATGTCCTGATGCTTTTATTATGTGTGGAAATGTTGCATCAGCAGAGGGATTTAAATACTTAGCAAATCTTGGGGTTGATTGTGTCAGAGTTGGCATTGGAAATGGTTCTGTCTGCTCAACTTCAATTAATACTGGTGTTGGCCAAGGAATTGCTTCTGCACTGGGTGAATGTGTCGAGGTAAGAAAGAATATTGGACTTGAATCTACTATGGTATTAGCTGATGGTGGATTATCAAATCCCGGTGATGTTGTGAAGGCAGTTGCTATTGGCGCAGATCTTGTAATGACAGGAACTTTATTTGCAGGAACTAAAGAATCTGGTGGAGATGTGGTAGTATATAATAATGAAAAACATAAAATATACAGAGGATCTGCTTCTTACGCTGCTCAACATAAGTCTTCTGGTAAGGCACCAAAATATATTGAGGGTGGTGAAACTTTAGTAAAATATAAACCAGGTGGAGCCGAAGGCGTTGTACAGAAAATTGAAGCTGGAATGAGAAGTGCTTTGAGTTATATGGGCGCAAAGAATCTAACAGAACTTCGAGAAAATGCTGATTTTGTATGCTACCATCTTGACCAAAAGTTATTTTAGGTAGGAGGACAATGACGAAGACAGATTACAAAAGAATTATAAATAAGTTAAATAAAAAACTTACAGAAAAATTAGAGTTAATACGAAAAAAAAGAGATGCTCAAGAAGCGGCAAAAAAAGATATTAGGAAGATGATGGAGGCAGACCCTCGTAAAAGACTAATTGAAAGTTCTGCTGAAGAATACCGAAAAGAAGTTAGGGAAAATGATAAATAATAAGGAGATGAATGAACAGATTTATAAGTTTATTTTCTGGGGCTGGAGGTCTTGATATTGGTTTTATAAGAGCAGGTTGGATGCCATTATTATTTACAGACTCATGGAAACCAGCAACGGACACATTAATTAAAAACCACCCAAAAATACCAACAATAAATAAAGACATTAAAGATATTCCCAACGATTTTTTCTCTAAATTTAAAGATATAGATATTATAATTGGTGGGCCTCCATGCCAGCCTTTCTCAAGATTGAATCAGAATCAATTATTTGAAGATGGGTCTGAAACTGAAATCAACATGAATGATCCTCGTAGAAGTTTATTTATGGAATTTTTAAGGGTTGTAAGTTTAGTAAAGCCAAAATCTATGCTTATTGAAAATGTTGCCGACTTAGCAACAAGAAAACTTGGAGCAAAAGATAAAGATATCTTAATAAAAGATGTTATTATTGACGAAATGGAAAAGGCGGGATATAAAACTAGATGTTTTCTTATTAATTCAGTAAATTATAATGTTCCGCAAAAAAGAAAAAGGATATTTTTTATCGGAATAAGAAATGATTTAGAAATAACTCCAACTTTGCCAGATACAGTTGAAATAAAAACTTCTGTAATTAGAGAATTGAAAAAAATACAAATAACAAATCCAAATCAAAGGAAGAAAAATCATTCTTCTGCTTGGATTGAAAAGGCAAAATTAATTCCTCAGGGTGGATATTATAATAATCTGCCAATTGAATACAAGAAACTTAAAGAAGTAGATTCTGTATTTATAAGAGAAGCAGTTATTCAGAAGGGATACTGTATCAAAATGGGTGATAAATATTATGAAGGAAAGTTGCCAGATGTGTTTGAAACTCAACTCCATATTGGGAGTGGCAATTATAAATGTTATAAAATTATGCCTAGAATGGGAACATATTTTCGTAGAATAAAGGAAGATATTTCTCATACTATTACTAGAAATCCTTTAATACATCCAAATAAAGATAGGGAAATGACTGTTAGAGAAAAAGCATGTATTCAAACTTTCCCAGTCAATTATGAATTTTGTGGATCAGTTTCTGATCAGCATATATTAGTTGGGAATGCCGTTCCAGTTAATCTTGGAGAGTATTTTGCCAAGCATATTGGGGAGGTTTTGAAACTTGTTTAATCTAAGAGAAGAAATAAAACAATCAAATATTACTATATATAGCAAATATTCTGATGAATGTCCATTTTCAAAAGAAATTCATGATATAATGTGTCTTTTGAATTCCGACTTATTAGAAATATTAAGTAAAGAGCCTCCAGATGATTACAAAGGTGGGCGAGGTGGAAATACAAATTATGCTGAAGAAATTTTAAAAGAATCTATTGGAACATTAGATAATGTTGTTACAGATCCAAATGGCTCACAGAAAAAACCAGATGTTCTTATTAATGGAGAAGCTCTTGAACTAAAGACGGTCAAGAAAGGTTCTTTTGCTTTTAATGATTCATTGCCAGATAAAATATTATATATGTTATTAGCAAGACATAATAAAAAATATATAATAACACCTGGTGATTGTTTGTTAGATAGTATGGATAGTGAGCAGATATCTGAGGTTGTTGATATTGTAAAATCTGCCAGAAAAGTTGGTAAGGGTAACAAAGAATCCATTGCTTATTTTTATCCAAGAATTAATCTATTCATAAAAAATGTAATTAAATATGCTCCATGTAGTGGTTATTATGAGTGGGAATATGGAACTATTTGGGTTCCAAAAAGTGTGTTTAATGGAATAAATAGTTTATATACGGAGAAATAATGTTTGATTTTAAGGTTGATAATAAAAGAAAAAAAAATCAGGGGATGATAAAAAGACTTGCTGCGAAAATTGTAGCAGAGATGTTTGCTGAAAGTGAGAGCATGTCTTGGCAAGCCAATGGTGATATAAATTGGAATGATGTAACTACAGCAGATATTCAAGTGCCCAAAGAACAGATAATTCAGTTTATATTAAGTAAGGCCGGTTATAGTTGTTCTAACGATGATATTAAAAAGGAATTAGATGAAGCCAATAGAGAGAATAGGTTCTAATGAGTTAAGAGATCAGCAATTAAAAGAAGCCGTAGAATATCAAAAACAAGTAAATAAGAAAATAGCAGATCATTTTAAGGAACTAGATAAGACTTTACTTCCAGAAAAAGATATTCTGGAAAATGAAAATCCTAATTTGAGACTTGTTTGTTTCTGGTCAAAAAAGATTAATGATGAGAGTAAATTGCCTTGGCCAAGACAAGATATGTTTATGGGCAACAATGAAGAATTAGAAAAAGTTGCTACTTATCTTGATAGTGGTAAAGAAATTGCTAAATATATGGATCATGCTTTTTGTAAATTATGTGGAGAAGGATTAGGAGCAACTGATTGTTCAGATGGAACATATGTTTGGCCTTCGCAGTGTTCTCATTATTTAAGAGCACATAGGATTTTCCTGCCAGAAGGTTTTATGAACCACGTACTTGGAGGATAATTTGGTAAAAAAGAAAAAGAAAGAATATGAAAGTATAGAAATTTTAAAAGGTCCAGAAAGCATTCGCAACAATCTTGGCATGTATGCTGGCAGCAAAGATCATGCGTTAAATCATATGATCTTAGAGTGTCTTGATAATTCCATTGATGAGAATATGGCTGGTCATTGTAATAAAATAATTATCCATTTTTTAAAAGATGGATCTGTTTTAGTTCAAGATAATGGACGTGGAATTCCTGTAAAACATATGAAAGAAGAAGGGAAATCATCTTTAGAGGCTGTTTTTACCGATCATCACTCTGGAGGAAAATTTAACAGCGACAATTATCAATATTCTGGCGGATTACATGGGATTGGTCTTTGTTTAGTTAATGCTTTATCAGAATGGCTAAAAGTTATTATTTATCGTGATGGACATGAACATTTATTAAATTTTAAAAATGGATATGTTTCAAAAAAGTTATTAAAAAAGAAGTTGAAGAAAAATAGAACTGGAACTTTAATTCATTTTATGCCCGATAAAGCATTCTTTAAGGGTTATAAAATTTTAGTTGATAAAATACATAATAAGGCAAAAGAAATATCTTATTTGTGTAATAATCTCGATATTGTAGTTGTTGATGATAAAGTTGATAAGAAAACATTATATAATGGAAAGAAAAATAATATTGGAAACTATGTCGAACACATAGCAACAGATTTACTAAAAACTAACTTATTAGATAAGCCTATTACCATTAAAGGTAAGAAAGATGGCGTCGAAATTGATATAGGATTACAATGGTCTGATGATTTTACAGAAGAGTTCAGATGTTATACTAATAATATCCCAAATCCTGATGGTGGAACTCATTTGGCTGGGTTTAGATCTGGTCTTACAAGAACTTTTACTTGGTTTTTAAAGACATTTGAGGTCAAGCAAAAAATTAAACTCACAAGTGATGATATTAGAGAAGGATTAGTATATGTAATTAATGTACGACATCCACGCCCAAGTTTTTCATCACAAACCAAAGAGAAGTTAGTTTCTGAAGATGTTAGAAGCATAATTGAATCAATTACAACAGATAAATTTAAAGATTATTGCGAGAACAATTCAGCAGAAATAAAAAAGATAATTAAGAAAGCAACTTCTGCCGCGAAAGCCAGAGATGCTGCTAGAAAAGCAAAAGAGTTGGAGCGAAAGAAGGGCGACTTTGGTGTTGGCGGATTGGTGGGAAAATTAGCAGACTGTCAAGAAAAAGATCCCAGAAAATGTGAGATCTTTATTGTCGAGGGTGATTCTGCTGGAGGTTCTGCTAAGCAGGGAAGAGATAGAAAGACGCAGGCGATTTTGCCATTAAGAGGAAAAGTTCTTAATGTTGAGAAAAATGATTTTAAAAAGATGCTTGAAAATAAAGAATTGGTTACATTAGTAACTGCTCTCGGAGTTGGAATTGGTCCAACTTTAAAACCTGATAGATTGAGATATGGTAGAGTAATTATTTTTACTGACTCTGATGTCGATGGTTCTCACATTAGAACTTTACTTTTAACATTCTTTTACAGACAAATGCCGCAACTTATGTTTAATGGTAATATTTATATTGCTCAACCCCCTTTATATAGAATTGTATATAAGGGTAAAACTGTTTATCTAAAAGATGACAGAGAAAAAGAAAGTTTTGAGCAACAATTGTTAGCAAAATATAACATACGAAAATTAAAAAGAAGAACAAAGAAAGCATTATACAAGGCAACTGTTGCTGGAAAAGATATTGACTTAAAAGATGAAGATGCCAAGAAAGAATTTATATTTCAAAAACTCAAGGGAATGAAACTACAAAGATTTAAGGGATTGGGAGAAATGAATCCTGATCAACTTTGGGAAACAGCAATGAATCCTAATACTAGAAATTTGTTAAAGGTAGAGATTAATAATATAGCAGAGGCTGATAAAATGTTTAGTATCCTTATGTCTTCTGACACTGATGCTAGAAGAAATTTTATAATAGGTCATTCTAGTATTGTAAAAAATCTTGACATATAGGAGAAATTATGGGAAGAGGGCCGAGCTGGACAAAAGAAGAGGATCGGATTCTAAAAGATTGCTGGACAAAGGGAGAAACAAGAGCTGATAGAATGGCATTGGTCGAAGACAATTTATCAAACAGAACTGTTGTTGCTGCCATGCAAAGGATGAGTATTTTGTTTGGCAAAAAACCAAAGATAGTTATAAAAAGAGGTTCTCCTCGTAAATTAAAAATGAAAAGAGGGAAATATTCTGTTAAAGAGTTGGACATATTATATGATTGTTGGAAAGATGGTGTTACAAAAGCAAAAACCATTGAACTAATTAAAAAAGATTTACCTAGAAGAACTTCTGCTTCTGCTTATCAGCAAATATATACGTTAACAAGAGAAAATCCTAGATGGAAAAAGTTAGCAACTCGTAGAAAAAATGTAAAAGATCAGAAAAAGAAAGAACTAGAAAAACAACGCGAGCAAAGAAAAAAGACTAGAGAGCAAAAGAAAAAAGATCGAAGGAAAAAGACTAGATTACTTTCTAAAAAAGAATATATTACAGATAATTTATCAACCAATCATGTTGAAAAAATACAAGACATGATGGATTTAGAGTTTTTCTTCTGCCATAAACAAAAATCTTTTACGACAAATATAGCATGTATTTTTAGAAAATTTTCTAAAACAGATGAGTATGGATTTAGATTTACTGGAGTTTGTGACAAATGTAGAAAATTTGATGAATTTATAGATCCAATACATAAAATGCTTAAAGGAGAAAGTAAAAAATGAGTGAGTTTGACCCTAATTCTAAATTGGCCAAAGTGCCCAATATTAATAAACAAATAAATAATGTTGTTCTAAAAGAGAAACCAAAAGAGCAGCCAAGAGTAATTCCTGATGTTCCAGCGCCCAAAGAAACACTTTCTCCATCAGAAGAAAGCATTCGAATAGAGCAAAAATTAATAAGATTAAGAGAACAGATGAATTCTAAAATGCGAGAATTCAATAACTTATTTAAGCTCAAGGTATTAAATGAAAATAAGACAGAAAATAGTAGAAAGCAAGAGTCTATTATTTTTACTGATTTGATAAATAATTTTAACAGACTAAATGAACTTAGCCCAGATGAGGGAACTATTACTCTAATAGTTCTTTGTTTAAGACATCTTCTTTCATTAAAGGATGCTGGTAATGATTTAGCTTATCAAATTTATGTTTTAGAAAAAGAAGTATTTGGTGAGGCTACAGAAGATAGAGCAAGAAAAGAAGATATTATGAAGAAGAAAGAGAAACTTCAAAAATTACAAGAAGCGTTGGATGAAGAACTAAAGGGGCTGGAGGAATAATGGATACGAAAGGAATAATTTTTCGTGAATATGACAAGTATAGACGTTCTATGTTAGATTTTCAAGAGCAACATCAAATTATATTTGGTGACAAAAGCAAATCTTGTGATATTATATTAGAAAATGTACATCATTTCGTTAGTGTACTTATAAATAAAATAAATGAGGAATATGAAGAAGAAAGAGGAGATCAACAAATTACTGAGGAGCCTGGGAGTTAAAGCCAAAGTCAAAAATTTAATAAAACAAGGTGGATTGTTGACTATTGATTTTGAGTTATCTTCTGGTGGCATGGTGAATCAGATAAGAAATATTTCTACAGAGTTGACATTATTTCTAAAAGCTCAAACACATAAGTGTACAATATATCCAATTCCAGATGAGGGAGTTGTTAGAGCAGAAATTTTAATTGGCAAACAAGAAGTAGTTAGATTGTCAGATTTTGGTCTTAAGGCTCCATTGTTTGATGATAAACAAATTCCAATAATATTAGGGAAAGATGTTCGTGGTCAACCATTAGTTATTGATCTTACAGAAATGCCCCATTTGTTGGTGGCTGGAGCAACAGGATCTGGTAAATCAATGGCGCTTCATAATTTTATTATAAATTTCTTAATCAATGAAAATGCCAATGTAAAGGTCGCATTAGTAGATCCAAAGAGAGTTGAATTCTTTAGATATAAAAGAATAAAGAAACTTTATGCTATGGCATCTTCTGTCGAAGAATCTATAGATTTATTTGGTTCTTTAATTGATGAAATGGAAAAGAGATTTAAATTATTAGAAAAGAAAAAATGCCGCAATCTGGTCGAGTATAATAAAAAATACAAAAAGAAAATTCCATATATTGTTTTAGTTGTTGATGAGATGGCTGACTTGATGGTTGAGGCTAAAAAAGAAATAGAGCCATTGATATCCAAATTGGCACAAAAATCGAGAGCTTGTGGTATTCATTTGATTATGGCAACACAAAGACCATCAACGAATGTTATTACTGGTGTAATAAAAGCAAATTTTCCTAGTAGAATTAGTTTTAAAGTTAGTTCAATGGTTGATAGTCGGGTGGTTTTTGATACTAATGGGGCAGAAAAGTTATTGGGAAAAGGTGATGGTATGATAAATGCTCCAGAATGTCCTCTTGTTAGATTTCAGGGAACATTTATCCCAATTGATGAATTGGATGATATTATAAAACGAAGCAAGAAAAACTTTTTCAGGTGGTGGTAATATGTTTGATGTAGTGACTCCAGAAGAATTGTGGAAACTAAAACCACATGTGTTAGAGAAAATTGATTTTGCTGAATTATTATTAGATTACGGAATAGAAGTATCAGATGATTCATATAATTCATTTAAGCATAAATCTAGATGCCCACTTCCTGGTCATTATGGAAAGGGAGACAATGGCGAAGACAGAACTCCTTCTTTTTACATATCAGATGAAAAAAAGTTCTATTGTTTTGGCTGCAACAATCATGGAAATGCACTTGATTTTATTGGCAAAATGGAAGGTACTCCTGTTGTAGAAGTAATTAGGACATTAGCAAATAAATATGGCATAATTAAAGATGGAACTATTCAGCTAACTTTTGGACTAAAAGAAGAAAAGAAAAAGAATCCAGCTGTTGATGATATTGTATATGACACATATGTATTAATTAGGAAATATAGAAATAGCCACAATGATAATCAGTGGGTTGAAAAATTATCTGGGGTTGCAGAAACATTATTTAATAAGTTGGAGTTTCAAAACTGGGAACGAGCTCTTTCTATTAAAAATAGAGTAAAAGAGAAATTGGAAGAGCGGAGGAAAAAGATATGAAATTAGTCTGTTTGCTCGGAGATCCTCATTTTGGAGCGAGTTATTCTTTAGGTGGTATTGATACTAAGACACAAATTAATAGTAGATTGTTAGATTATAGTAAAACTTTTGATTTTGTTGTAGATCATATTTTAAATAATAAAATACCACATTTAATTATTTTAGGTGATAATTTTGAACATAGCAGACCTTCTCCGATAGAATTAAGCTTATTGGCGAACAAGCTTAATAGATTATCAAAACATAATGTTACTGTTCATATTTTAGTAGGAAATCATGATTTAATACGATCCAACAAAGCAACAACTTTGGATGTTTTCCGACAGTTACAATTGCCAAATATAAATGTATATTCAACAATTTCAAGTACTATAATTTCTGATAATAACGGAAATAATTTAAATGTAATATTTATGCCCTATAAATCAAAAAATATGTTAAAATTAAAAACAAATGATGAAGCAGTTAATTATATTAGTGAAGGTGTGAATTATGAATTAGAAGAAAATTGTAATAACGAATATCCAACAATTATAGCTGGTCATATGACAATAAAAGGATCGGACATAAGTCATCTTATTTTAAGTCATGATATTAGTTCTGAGATTATTTTACCACAAAAAGTTTTTAAAGATGTTGATATGTCATTTTTCGGGCACATTCATTCTTTTAAAATTATTAAAGAAAATCCTTATATCGTAAATTTAGGATCAATGGAAAGAAATAATTTTAGTGATATGGGTGTTGATAAGAAAATTTCCATCATTGATGCTGATGATGGCAAAATATCTTGTGAATATTTAGATTTACCTACTAGAGAGTTACATGAGATACAAATAGATTGTACTCAGATGCCAGTAGAAAAAACTATGAAATTTGTTATGTTGGGACTTAGGAGATATAATAAAGAAAATAGTATAGAAAATGGAATTATAAGAATAAAAATATTTGTGTCTAGTGCAAATTTTAATGAGATTGATTTACAAAAAATTAGGAAATATCTTCGTGGAAAGAAGATATCTTATTGTACTGGTATTAACATAATTACTCTCACAATGAAGCAACCGAGAAGAGCATCTATTACGGAAAAAAGTTCTGATCTAGATGCTTTTAAAGAATATTTAAATTTAATTGTTGATAATAAAGATTTTAGATCACAATTGATGGAAAAGGGTGAAAGAATAATAATATCAGGTGGTATAAAATGATCCCAATAAAATTAGAACTACAAAATTTCAGATGTTTTAATAATATAACTATAAATTTTAATCCTTTCAATGTGGCTTTAATCATTGGTGAAGAGTATGGTAATGTTGATATTTCTAATGGTGTTGGAAAAAGTACTTTATTTGAGGGATTAACATGGACATTATATAATAAATCAAAATCTCGTACAATTGATAAAGTTATAAAAATAGGAAAAACAATTGTTTCCGGCCAACTTATTTTTGAAAAAGATGGCGAGAAATTTAAAGTTATACGAAGAATGAGCAGAAAAAATAATGCTTCAGAAGTTTTATTTTTTAAAAAGGTTGGGAAAAGTTGGACAAGAATTTGTGAAGATGGAACGCCAAGTCTTGTAACAAAAGTTATAGCACAAAACATTGGAGCCCAATATGATACTTTTTTAAATTCTGTATATTTTAAGCAGGATGATATTACTAAATTTGCCGATGCGAGTCCTTCGGAAAGAAAAGAAATATTAAAAGAGGCATTACATATTAATATTTGGGACAAATACCAAGCAATAGCAAAGGGTTTTTTAAAAGATTTTAAGACAAAGAAGATAATATTAGATAAGAGGATTTCGGGATTTCAGGATTTAGATAATGAGGCATTTAGATTAATTCAAGATCAAGAAAATGCTGAAGATAATATAGATTTATTTAAAGACAACATTGAGGAGTTAGAAGAAGAATTGGAGGGTTATCGTAAAGAATTAAGTAAATTACACTCACTTGACGCCGAAAATAATATTATTCAGTATAAGGCTACTGTTGATAGAAAAAAAGAGATGTTAGGGAAAAGAGATGTTGTTGAAAATAAAATTAAATCAATCGAAGAATCTTATAAAAATAACAAGAATAAAATAAAAAGAGCAACTAAGGAAAGTTTGTCATTATCTAATAAAATAAAACGAGCCAAAAAAGATGCTTTTGTAATTGCCTCATTTGCTGGAGAAGATGAGTTAGAAAAACTTATTCAAACTCATACTGAAAAGCTTAATGATGTTAAAGAAAAAATTACAAAGTATAAGTTACAGTTAAAACAACTTGAGCTTTTACAACCCGGCAAACAATGTCCAACTTGTTTATCAGATTTTGATGAGATTGATGAAGTTGTTACTAAGAGAAAGAATAGAAAAAACTATCTTGAAAATAAGATATTAGAGTTAGGCGAAGAACAATCTGAAAATGAAACTGAGTTAAGTGGAGCACAATCAGTTAGAACAAAAACAAGAAATACTATAGAAGATATTGAAAAGACTGAGTTAATTATTTCAAAATATACAATGGAAGAAGACTTTCTCAAGAAAGACAACGAGAAATTGAAGGCAACTATAAAAAATCTTAATGCTCACAAAGAAAGTATTGAGGAAGAATTAACAAAGGTAAGAGAACTTATCAAAGAATATAAAGATTATAAGGATAATGAGGAACAACTTGACAATCTTAGAGCAAGTGAGGAGTCTGTTGAGGCTAATATATCAGTTTTACGAGAAGATTTATTAGATAATGGAATCGAATTAGGATCTATAAAAGCGAAAATAGAAGAAAACAATAGGTTGAAGTCTGAAAGAGAAATTCTATTGAGGCAGCAAGAAGATTTAAAAGAGGAAACAAGAATATATAAACATCTTGTTAAATCATTTGGAAAAGATGGTGTTCCTGCTATTATTGTAGAGAATATTACACAAGAACTAAGACAATTTGCAAATCAGATATTGGAAAAAGTTTGTCACAGGCCAACATCCATTGATTTTGTAACTCAAAAGAAAAATGATAATGGTTCTTGGGGAGAAACATTTGAGGTTGTTGTCACATTAGATGGGACAGAATTTGAGTTAAGAGATTTAAGTGGTGGAGAAAAGATAAGAATTTCTATTGCGATGAGACTAGCGATCAGTCATATTTTAACAAGACGGATGGGAAGTGGAATTAACTTCTTATTGCTTGATGAGGTCGATCAATCTCTTGATAAACATGGTATAGAGTCTTTATCAAACATGATACATCTATTAAGTGGTTCATATAAAATCCTTATAATTACACATAATGACATGATGAAAGAAAAATTTAGTAATATTATTACGGTTCGCAGAAATGGTGATCACAGTACGATATTACAATAAACCTATTAATTTATTTACATATTAGGAGAATCGAATGATTGTTGGTCTGATAGGATCTCCTCGTGTCGGAAAAGATGAGGTTGCTAACTTCTTAGTCAAATACTATAATTTTAAAAAAATAGCATTTGCTGACCAAATTAAACAAGAATATTTTGCTTATTCAAAAACAGATGAAAGAGAATTTGAAAAATTAAAAAAATTAGGCACATGTGGTGAAGTTCGTAAAGAATTGTGGAATTATAGTAAGATGCTTAAAGATAAAAATGGTAAAGATTATTTTATCAAATCTGTTTTTAATAAAATAAACAAAGATGATAGTTGGGTAATAACAGATATAAGAACAAAGCTTGAATTAAAATATGTTTTGGATAATAATGTTACAATATTCGTTGTTAGAAAAACAAATTTAATTAATAATATTTGTGAGTCTGAGTTATCTATTGACAACATAAAAGAATTTGATACTATTATTAATAATCAAACTCTTGGTAAATTAGAAGAAAAATTAAGAATTTTCTTCGGGGAAAAAATTTATGAAATTGAAAGATAGATAAATTTTGGGTTTTGTAATTGAAACCCAAATGGGAGTTTTCAACGTATAAAGAATTTTCTGGTATTAATTGGATTGATGCTTTAAATAAAGCATTAGAATTTTGGAAAGAAAACTTGGCACATACTAGAATGATAGATTTTATAAAGTTTTGTAGTAAATGCCGGGAAGGAGATATTTATTATATATTATATAATGATAAGAAAGGTATAGATGAACAAAAAAGAAATAAAGAAAGATTTAGAAAATACTTTGGGTCTAATTAATAAGTTTGATTATGATTTGGTATATTCCAAACTTTCTTCAGATTTTGAATTACGAATGAAGAAAAGTGACAATACTGATGAATATTTAATGTATTTAGCAAAAAAGATGTTAGAATTTGCGAGAAAAGACGATCCTAGTAAGAACTTATTTCTTAAAGGGCATAAAATTTTAAGAAGGTTGGCACATAAAATATATAGAGATTATAATGATGGAAGAAGCAAGGAAGGATTTCTTACATTAATTTAGGGTGAAGAATGGCAGTTTTATCAATTACACTTACAGGTTCAACACGGCAACTTATTTCTGGGATTCCCCAGCTTGTTAGTATTTCAACAAGTATACCTTCTTTAATATTTTATACTTTAGATGGAACGTTACCAACCACATCATCATCTGTATATACGGCAACAATAGAAATGCCTGGGGAAATTGGTGTTAGATTAAGAGTGTTAGCTAAAAGTGGAGCATTAACTGCATATTCTGATGTAACTTACTCCACAGACGCAACATCGTTGACGGCAGGAAGAAGAGTTAGCATTACTGGACTTGGTATTTTAGTAGACGGATTTTCTGAGCCCGACTTACTGGCTGATGGATATGGCTTAGATGCTAATAATGCAACCACTGTGCCACTTAGAGAATATGATAAAGAGTTAGTCAATTATGATATAAAATATTCGAGAACTGGAGTTGGTGGCGAAGGTGAGGGAACATTAATATCAATAGGATATCCTGATCCTGATGTTTTAGAGCGACAATATTCTGCCGTAGAGGAATCTCCCAGTTCTCCAAACAATGATAATATAAATTTTAATCCACGTTCATTATATGTTTTTATAGATGGAAGAGATGGTTATTCTGATCAATCTGTTCTTATAATAAACAGACCATATGGAAGCACAATGGATTTGACAAAATATTATAATGGTGCATCTATGTATGCACAACATCCTTATATCTCTGGTGGGTTATTAAGGCCAATTTATGACACACAAAAAGGAACTGCTTACTTTCCATATTGGGATAGTAATGAGTTAAGATGGGTTATAAGTTATCAGAGGTTTGACACAACAAACCTTCAGAACATGGGTGTACGAGCTCAATCAGGCCCGCCACTAGTGTTTAAATGGATTCATGGAAAGAGAAGTAGCATATAAAGGAAAAAAATGAGAAAGAAAGATAAGAGAGACCCGAATAAGTTATATTTATCGCCATCAAGTGTGAAAACATATGAGCAATGTCCTAGAAAGTATTACTATAATTATATTAAGAAACTTCCAAAGAAAGATTTTACTCACCTGCATCTTGGCACATTTTGCCATGATATCTTAGAACAATTTCATATAGCATTACCACAGACAAATTTAAAATGTAGTCATGAGGATGGTAATTCTTGCGAAAAATTTGATAAAGATGGTAAATGTGTACATATTTACCGAAAACTAATGAACAAGATTTTTCCAGAGAGAAAGAAGATATTAGCAGAAAAAGAAAATATAATTTTACAAAAAGAACAATTAATGGATGCTCAGAAGATGGTTAAAAATTATATTGATAATTTAGATATTGAGACCGTTAATGGTGTTCTATATAATGAGCGTAGATTTATGTTTCCATTAACTGACAAATATATGGCAAATGGAATTATGGATCGCATTGATATGAGAGATGGAGTTTACTATTTAGTTGATTATAAAACCAATAAAAATGCTAAATACATGGAGCCATTTCAGTTATATGTTTATGGTTTGGCATTAGATACATATGATGATATTGATGGTGACACAAGTACCATTCATGCTTTATATAAGATGTTAAGACTTGACAGAGAGTTGTCATATAAGGTTACACAATATGAAAAAGATGAATGTAAAAGAAAACTTATAGAATATGGAGATAAAATAACTGAAGACCAGAAATGGATCATGAAAGCTGGTCCACTTTGTAACTGGTGTGATTTTAAAGAGATATGCTTTGGCGAGTGGTAGGAAATATTGGAAAATATAAAAGCAGTAGAACAAGAATTAAAAACTGAGACAGTTGCAGATCTCAGAAAAAAAGAAATAATATCTTTTTTAGCATTAAAAATTGGAGTAAGTGTTTATAGAAAATATTTTTATAGTCGTTTTTCCAGCATAGAAAATGGAGATATTGGAAATGGTTGGGAAATAGAGAAGAAGATAGAAAAGATTTTGGATACATATATAGAAAGAAAACCAGATGCTTCACTATCTTCATATATGTATATTTCCTTAAAAAGATACGTGTTTAAAGAATTTATTTTAAAATCTCACGCTTATATAAAAACTGAAAAAGGAATATTAAAATGTCCTGTTTGCAGATATGATGAGTATTTAGAATTGGTCAATCCCTATCTTCGTATTTACAAATGCTCTCATTGTGAAGACATTGTTAATTCAGAAATGGTAAAAAGGGGAACGGACGATTTTTACAAACATAAGACATTTAGTTTTTTCACAGAAGATGGTGTTGAATGTGTTGGTTGTAAGAAGAATATTCCTATAAGTTCATTAAACATAAAGGAATCATGGATTGACACAGATTGGGCACAATTAATTTTTAATGGTATAGAGGAAGAAATTCTACCAGATGAATTAATAATGGCAGATTTAAAATGTCCTTATTGTTTTGATATTTTCAAATTAAAAGATTCTAAGCAAAAAAGTTTAGCAACAAGCAAACGTTATAGAAAATTCTCACATGTTCCAATTAGTAATAATGTTATATTAAATGGAAATATGGCAATATCTCCTTTTAAGAATATTGATGCCATCAAAAAGTCAAATATATTAATTGAAGAATTAGTAATAAAATTAGCACATCTTGAATCAAATAGTTTTAACAAATGTTTAAAAAAGTATTTATACTTGTCACAAATTTATTGGATTAAAAAATATTGGAATTATGCTGCGGATTATTTTTATAATAAGGCAGATATTTTAGGAATAGACATACACAAGACAATGTTTGATATGTGGCTAAGTTTAATAAGTATGAATTTTAATGAACTAAAACAATTTAAAAATATAAACAATTTAGAAGATCTTAAGTGGTTTTGTAGGGAGCCAAATTTTAGCAATGGTCCTATTGATACTTTTGTTACAGAAGTAACAGAAAATAATAGGATAAAGAATAATACAAACATAGTTGATTTAAAATCTGCCAAGTGGAATATTCGAATGGCAAAGATTTTAGAAATAAATAAAATACAAAACGAAGAAAGTTTTTCAATAAATTTAGAAGAAAGTTCCTTGACAATTACGTGGCAAGACATAATTTTAAGTCAGGAGAAAGAAATAAATCCCGGAGACATTGTTTCAGTTAGGGCAATGATGATGCCAGGACATCCATCTCATGCTCCAATAAGAGCGTTGCTTAGAGTGAGATCAGATGTTTTATCTAACATAATTTCTAGAGTTAGAGATGAGGAAAATTCGCGCAGAGATATAGATTTTTGGAAGTTTAGAGAGACGCGAGTAAAAACAGCAAGAAACAATACTAAAATAGACACAAAAGTTTGAGGTAGAAATGTCAACAGAATTACATCATATGATATCATTTGAAGAGTTAGATACTAATAAGTTCAAAAGTACAATTACTTTTGATGGCGAACTTGTTAGGGGAGCTTTAGAAAAAAGTGCCAAACAGGTAAATAAGTCGGTTAAGGTTAATGGTTTTAGGCAGGGTAAGGTTCCATTAAAAATTCTTGAGAACTTTCACCCGGAGAAGATTTCAGGTGGAGCCATGAATATGTTAATGGATGAAGGATTTCGCTTAACAGTTCAAGAGAATAAGTTTATGCCATTAAGAGACCCAAAACTATTAAAAATTAATACTTATCCAGACAAAGAAGATGGTTTCGAGTTTGAATTAGAGATTGATGGGATGTATGAAATTGATCCCATTGGTTATCTAAACATGAAACTTGAAGTTCCAAAATATAATGTTGATAAAAGTATTGACGAATATTTAAAATATTTAAAATCACAACATCCACAAATGGTAGAATCTGAAGAAGTACAAGATGGTTCTAATATTAAATGTGATTATTCCATTAGGTTGGGGGATGAACTTATTGGGGAAGATAAAGATCAAACTGTTCCGGTATATGATACAGAATTAACTATTTTCGGTTCTCAATTGCTTGGGGCCAAAAAGAACAGTTCAGTAGAATACGATTATGTTTTACCAGAAAATTTCCCAAAAAATCCTGGAGAAAAAGTTACTATTGTTATAGACATAAAGGAAATTTTTGAAAGAAGAGACCCTGATCTTGAGGAACTTGTTAAAAGTTTAGGAACCACTGAAGAAAAATTAATGGAATTTGCCAAGCATCAAGTTAATAGTTCTTTGGAAAATAATAAAATGTCAGTTCTCAATGAGCAGATAGTTGATAAGTTAGTAGAAACAAATGAATTTGAGCCACCAGCGATATTAGTTGATGAGGAATTAAATATTATTAAAGCAGGTAATCAAAATCATTGTGGCGAAAGATGTGGTGGTCATGATCATGGTCATCATGGTTGCGACGGAGATGGTTGTGGTGACAAATATAATTGTGAAAAAGAGGATTGTGATAGCAAGAGCGAAGATGAGGAATTAAGAAGTCAGGCAGAAAAAAGAGTAAAGTCTGCTTATATATTGAATAGAATATATAATATGGAAGCAGAGTTAGCCATAACAAAGGATGAAGTAAATAAATTTCTTGAAATGGAGGCACAATCACAAGGGACAACAAAACAAATTTTATTAAAGAAAATAAAAGAAAATAATGTTTATGATCAATTTATTGGTAATTTAAGAAATAGAAAAATTATGTCTTTTATTATGTCTAATGCGACAATTACGGAAAGAGAAGAGGAGGAGACTCAGGTAGAGGAAACTCAGGTAGAGGAAACTCAGGTAGAGGAAACTCAGGTAGAGGAAACTCAGGTAGAGGAAACTCAGGTAGAGGAAACTCAGGTAGAGGAAACTCAAACAGATGGAGAAGAAAATGTCAGCAGTTGAACTAGAAGGAATTGTGCCAGCAGAAGATTATCTGTTGGTGGAAAAGGTAGAAGAAACAGAAACAAGTAGTGGATTAATAGTTTTATCATCAACATTAAATTTGGTAAGAATAATGGCCAGTAACATTCCAGGAGCAGAATATGATCCCGGCATTATAGGCATTCTATTTAAGGCACCAGAAAATGATCTTCGCAATGGTCAATATTTAACTCATAAGACAAATTTAATTGGAACAGCAAGCATAAAGGAGTAAGAAATGGCAGATTCAGTACAAGAAGTAAGAGGATTCGTAGTAAATAATTTTCAGGTAAAGCAAGATACTGTAAAGCTTGTTTTAGTTGCTGATAAGGATGATATTGGGTCAGGTTCTTTGACTCTTGGAGATGTCCTTACAGCATTAGAGATTCATGCTACATCAGAGGCTGATGTGGGTTTAGTAGTGGCACCAGCAGAACAGGGTGTTTAATGGTTAACTTCTCTAAACAGAGAGTTAATACATGTGTTAAGTTTGCAAAAGCATTTAGTTATTCCCTTCCTATAAAAATTACTCATAATATAACCCAATATTTAAACCCATATGCCAAGGAAACTTGGCCTTTTAAGCATACCAATATGCTTAGAATGGATGGAAAGAAATTTTTAATAAATGGAATGGGTGATACACACATACTAACTGTTACAATAAGAAAAGACGCAACTCAACAAGATATTGATGCGTTAGACAAATCACTTGATTTATATATAGACTTTCAGAAAGGAAAATAATGGATTTCGTTCATCTTCATACACATACAAGTTTAGGATCTATGTTAGATGCTATGACATCTGTCAAAGATTTATTTACAATGGCAAAGGCGGCAAATCAAAAAGCCATTGCTATTACAGAACATGGCACATTGGCATCTTGTTTAGATGCTTATAATATGTACAAAGAGACGGGAGTAAAATATATTCCTGGTATGGAAGCATATGTTACTGACACTTATGAGGGGAAAGTGGCAGAAACTGGAAGAAAAATAACAACTTATGAAAAACGTAGACATCTTGTATTATTAGCACAAAATGAAGAAGGATGGAAGAATTTACTCAAACTGTGTTATATTGGTTTTCAAAATCATTTAGTATTCATTGGAAGAGTTTGGCCAAGGATATCTATGGATGATCTATCTGAATATTCAGAAGGTATTATAGCAACAACGGCTTGTGCTTCTGGATACGTTGCTCAACCCTATCTTAATGAAGGTTATGAGGCTGCTGAGGAGAAATTAGATGTTCTTAGAAATATTTTCCCAGGAAGATTATTTTTGGAGCTTCAACCACACGCATTAAAGAATGAGAGAATTGATCAAGATGCTTTAAATACGGCAATGATCGAATTACATGAAAAATATGATATTCCTTTAACAGTTGGTATTGATGTTCACTATAGAACACATGCAGCAGAGGAATATCATGATGTTTTATTGGCAATAAATGATAAAAAAGCATTAGATGATCCAAGTAGACACAGATATGGAATTAGTGAGTTTTACTTTAAGACGCCCGAGCAGATTCATGATTTCTTATCTGAGAAATATGGAGAAAAAATTGCGACGAAAGCAATTGCTGGAACTGTAGAAATTGCAGACATGTGTGAACCTCCAGATTATATGGAAACTATAGGACATAGACTTCCCCAATTTGATGTTAAGTCTAAGAGTGATTATGATGTTTTTATGGAATGGAAAAATCAGGAATTTCCAGAAATCGATGAAGACATTTCTTATATGAGATATAAGTGTATTGAGAATTTTAAAAAGAAATTTGGACATTTGAATAAAAAAGATCGTAGAGAGCGGTGGAATAGAGTTAAGAAAGAGGTTGCGGTTCTTGAATCAAATAAGTTCTCTTCATATATGTTAATTGTTTCTGATTTTATTAAGTGGGCGAAAGATAATGGAATCTTAGTTGGTGTTGGAAGAGGAAGTGATGGTGGATGTATGGTCGCCTATCTTTTAGATATTCATGGAGTAGATCCAATTAAATATGGACTTCTATTTGAGAGATTTCAAAATGCTTATAAAACAGATTTACCAGATATTGACACAGACTTTACTTCTGCGGGTCGTGATATCGTTATGGATTATGTTAGAAATAAATATGGGGCAGATCATTGTGCTCAAGTTTCAAACATTAACACATATACTGCCAAAAGTATTATTCCTGATTTAACTAGATCCATGAGAGTGCCAGATTATTGGAGAGTGTCGGCTCAAATTAAAGATGCTATTCCCTTGGAAGATGGCAATGGAAAGCCAATAAAGACATTAAAAGATGCTCTTGAAGCATCTAAGAAGTTGCGAGATTTTGCTGAAGTATACCCCAAATTAATGGAATATGCTGCTGAAATTGTTGGTCTTGAAAAAGAGTTCAGCACTCACGCTGCTGCTATGGTTATTGCTAATGAGCCAATAATTAATTTTGCACCATTACGAGTTGATAAAAATGGTATGACGGCAACCCAGTATGAAAAGAATAGGAGTGAAAATGTTGGGCTTGCAAAAATGGACTTCTTAGCCATTTCAACACTTGATGTTATTGATGAAACTTTTAGAAATATGAGAAAACTTGGGGTAAATACTCCAAAGAAAATGGAAGATATTCCTCTTAACGATGTTGAGACATATAAAATGATTCAAAAAGGTGATACAAAATGTATATTTCAGTTGGGTAAATCTGGCATGATGCAAAATCTATGTAAGAGGATTCGGCCAAATAAAATTTTAGATATTGCGATAGTTAATGCGTTAGGTCGTCCTTCATCAAAAGATGACAGAGATCCTTTTATTGAAAGAAGAAATGGCAAAAGGGCTGTTACATATTTACATCCAAGTCTTAAGTGTTTAGAAGAAACATATGGTATTTGTTTATTTGAAGAGCAACTTATGAGTGTCGCTAAAAATGTTGCAGGATGGGATCTTAACAAGGCAGATGGGCTAAGAAAGTATACTAAACTTAAGGGAAAAAAACCAGAGTTAGCAGAGCAACTTGAAATAGATTTTATTAAAGGGGCGATGGATACTCATGGAATGGAATATGAATTAGCTCTTGAAATATGGAAAACGGTTGTTCAAAAATTCTCTGGATATGGTTTTAATAAAACTATCAATAAAGATACATTAATAATAACAGATGGTGGAATAAAAAAAGTACAAGATTGTTCCAATAAAGATTATGTATTTTGTGTTGACAATGATAGAGAAATTCAGAAAACTAAAATTGTAGATTTACATGATCATGGAATAGTTCCATTATGGGAGGTAGAATTTGATGACGGAACTATTGAAAAATGCACACTTGATCACAAGTGGATTACCAATGAGGGGAAATTACCCCTCTGGGAAATCCTTGAAAGAGATAAGGGAGTATTTCGAATCAGCGAAATGGATTTGCAAAAGTTGCATGATAATTTTTCAGACACAAGAGAAAATGTATCAACACAAAAGAAGTTGCTTGGCTCATCGAAGAAATGTAAAAACGGGATCATTGGCATTAAGGACTGTAGAATTTCTATGTGGGAAGAAACTGGAGATAACCCAAAAAGAAGCGAAGTTACATCGGAAAATATGCAAACAATGCATATTGAAAAGAAGGGAAATACGAAAAGTAACACGATCCCAGTCAAACAAGTCAAAAGAAATGAGAAATATCGCCTCAAAAACAGCAAAGATTACGTCAGCCAGGCCAGATATCCAAAAGCAAAGAGCGGCTGTATTACAAAAATGGAGAGAGGAACACCCAGAGAAATTTATGGAGATAATGAGGAAGGGACAATGCTCTCCCAAAAGGTCCAAAATGGAACAGTGGATGGAACCAGGTTTACAAAAAATGGGATTCAAGAGAAATGTGATATTTTACTGCGGGAAGACACAAAAGCAAGTAGATTTTATAAATCGTCAAATGAAGGTAATAATAGAAATAGATGGACCTTGGCATTTTCTACCACTTCATGGGAAAGAAGTTTTAGAGAAAACACAGGGAAGAGATCGGATGTTGGAAAAAGAAATAATGAAAAGGGAGGAGTGGAAATTAATAAGAATTTCTATGGAGAACTTCAAGACTTGTGGGAAAATTATTTCAAAGAAAAAATTGAATTCTTTAGAAAAAATAATAATGAAAAAAGATCAGAAAACCAAGAAGATAGTCGCTATAGGAAAATTATACGAATCAATTATATTGGAAAACAACAGGGTTATGATATTGAAGTAGAACACTCATCACATAATTTCCTATTGGCTTCTGGTTTTGCCACATCTAATTCTCACGCTATATTCTATTCTATTAATGGATATTATACAGCATATTTAAAAAGATATTTCCCAGCAGCATTTCTGGCTGCTAAATTAAAAATTGAGACACTTAAAAACTCTTTAACATCTCCAGAAGAAATTTCTTCAGCAAAAATGGAATGTAGAAGACTTGGAATCAAATATCTTCCACCTGATATTAACAGAAGTAATAGTGGATATGAGGTTTTAGATGAAAAAACTATAGTTATGGGATTTTCAGCGATTAAGGGTCTTGGAGAAAAGGCTATTGATAATGTGGTAGAGAATCAACCTTACGAGTCTTTATCTGAATTCTTTGCTAAAACTCAAGGTAGACTTGTAAATAAGACAAGAGTTGAGGTTCTTGCTAAGGGTGGAGCTTTTGATTCTTTAAATTTAAGCAGAAAAGTAATTTGTGAAAATGCTGTAAAATTAAGAACAAAGGTTTCCAATTTCATTAGGAAAAAGGAAAAGAAGAAAGAAAATCCGCTAGATTACTTGGGTGAATTATCTTTTAAATTATCAGATGAAGAGTGGGACAGAGCAGAATTTTTAATTAAGGAACGAGAAGTTCTTGCTGAAGTTATTTCTGGATCACTGGGAGAATTATATCCTGGATTTTTTACTGGTATGTCTTCTCCAATTGCATCGATAAAGAGTATGCCAGAAAAGAACTCTGCTATGTTTGAGGTAATTGTTAAATCAGAATTAAGAGAATTTGTTATTAAAAAGAAAGGAAGGTGGCAGGGTAAAAAGATGGTCAAATACAAAATATCAGATCAATTTGGCGATGAAACAGAATTAACTGTTTGGCCAACAGATTATAATTTGGCCAAGAAAATGATAGTTGAGGGAGAACCTATTAAAATCATTGCAGAAGTAAGTTTATTTGGCGGTGATAGATCTTTGGTGTTAAAAAGTTTTGAGAAATTTTACACTAAATAGAAAATATACTAATATTTTTGCTTGACAATTATTAATAAAAACTTATTATTTAGTAAAAATAGGAAGGTGTTATATATGAAATGCTTTAATTGTAAAATAGAAATCCCGGCAACTTTTGAATTTGCCTTGTCTCAAAACAAATGTCCAGCATGTGGAGAAGAAATTCTTGATGAGGAAACTAGGGCACTTAAGGGTGATATTATAGAATATGTTGGAAGTTCTATTACTTTACGGCCAGAAACTCTTGAAAAGTTGTCTATGATGTTGATAACAAGATATAATATACAAGGAATTTCTTCTAATGTACCTTATAAGAGAACTACTAATACAAGAAAGGCATTAATTCAAGAAGTTTCAGAAGAAGTTGGAGAGGAAGTTGAAGAAGAAATATATGATGCTGAAGAAGAAATTAAGAAACTTCAAGAAAAAAGAGATAGGGAGATAGAGAATAAAGAGTTAGATGAGTTAAAGGGTGAAGCATTAAAAGAAGCACTAAAAGCAAAGTATAATCTAAGTTTTGGTGAGGAAGATGCTCCATCAAGAGGTCTTTCTGCTTCTATCTCCTCGACAGATTTTGATGAAACAGAGTTACCCAATGCTATAAGACAACGTATTGAAGTTGAAGAAGCAACAAAGTTATCGGCAAGTGATATGGCTACAGCCACAAGCAATGCTGATTTTGGAGATATAAATCCAATATTAGAAGCAGCACGTTTAAAAAATAAGGTAAAAACAGCCAGAGCAATGGAAGGTGGTGGAGATGCTTCTTTTAGGAGAACAGTGTGATAGTTCCAATTAATCATTTACCAGTTGAAATGACAAATGATGAACATGATTATTTTCAACAATTATCTCAAAATTTAAGTGATAATGGAATCTCAATTTCAAATCAACTTAGAGGTGCTTTTGATGTTGACGAAAATGGAATTATACTTATTATTAAACCATTGCCCGGAAAACAAATTCAATGGGGAGTTTTATTTTTCCTACAAAATCTGATGATTAATCAGCGATTAAGAAAAATGGAAAATCTTATAGAAATTAATAAGGAGAAAGATGTCTAAAGTGTTAGAAAATTTATTTCCTGATAATTTTAATCTAGGTGATGTAAACTTAGATGAAATTCAGGAAATAACAAGACAAATACCGAGAGATGGCCATGTAGATTTAAATACTGCCGAAGATTTGGCAGTTCAATTTTTAAGAGGAGCTGATAGATGTGATGAATTTTACACCACAATTATTTGGCTTGTACAAGAAAAGGAGGACTACAGGAAGAAGATTTTTTCGGAAGCAGTATTATCAAGAGCAACGAGTGAGGGAGCAAAGAATATTTCAGAAAAGAAAATATATGCCGAGTCAGACTCCGAATATTTAGAGGCATGTAAGCAATATAATAAAATTATAGCCATAAAGAAATGGTTAGAAAATAAGAAGAGCAGCCTGGTCAGCGCACACTATCTCATGAAAGACATATTAAAAAGAGGTCACGAAGGTGCTGCTAGTTTCAGCGGCAGATCACGACAAACACAAACAGAAATGTCTTGCGGAGAGCAAGGGTGGACAGACTAATACAAACAAAAAAGTGTAATATACACAAAAAAGGAGACACGAATGGAACACAAGACTGGAGAAACTAACTGGGGCGACACAAAAACTAGCGGTGGAAATGACTTTATTAACCTCGTAGAAGGCGAGAATAGGTTCAGAGTATCCACAAAACCTTATCAATTTGTCGTTCACTGGATCACAGATCCCTCTGGTGCCAAGAAAAAACTCAGATGTTCAACAAAGAATTGTCCTATTTGTCAGAATATGGACGTTAAGGCTCAGTATCGTTGGTATATCGGAGTGCTTGCTCGTAAGGGTGAAAAATCAAGTACTGGAATTCTAGAAATTTCTTCACAGATTATGACTGGAATTAAGGGACTTGTAGCAGATGACGATTGGGGCAACCCTAGCAATTATGATGTTGTAGTAACTCGTGGACCAAAGGGGACTAATCCTCTTTACACAGTTACTCCAAAGCCTCATAAGAAGCTTGCTAAGGCAGATCAGAAAATGGTCGAATCTTTTCTAGAAGATCTTGATCTTAGTAAGATGGTTGTGCCACCAACTGCTGAAACTCTAACATCAAAATTAACTGAACTTGGATTTACTGATCTGGGGTCCGATGAGGATTCTAATGATAGTGATGAAGATACATTTAATTTCGAAAATGAGTAGGATTTAAGAAAATGTGGGTAATAGCGAATCATGTTGATATAGTTAGGAGTTATTTCTTATGAGTAGCGGAAGAACCTTGACTATTACCCGCATTTTCTTTTTTATGGAGACTAAATGAAAAATTTTGAATCAACATTTTGGACCGAAACAGATAAGCCTGTTAGCGCAAATGCATCAATAAAGTTTGAGGGAGGAGTAAAATCTTCTAAGTTAATAAGAAATTTAATGAATTTGTGTTACAATTTCGGTATTGGTTTAACTTCTCCAATGTTGTCTCAAGATAACGAAGAACTTATGATTTTTGGTTTAAAATTGATAATACCAGGAACTCAATATGCTAAAAAATATCATTATCATATGGAAAAATGTGTTTCCACTATCGAGGATTATTTAAAAGAAGTGGAAAAACAAATGGATTTTGTATCATTAGACATATCTATGTTTTCCAATTTTGATATGGGGGAAATTAATTTTGATTCTATTGCTAATCAGCGAGATAATAAATATAATGGTTCTTGGCATAATTTTATAATTGATCTTACCAATAATAAGAAAATAAATGAAGTTAAGTTTGTGGAGAAGTGTATTGAATTTGAAGAAAAAAATAAGACAGATCTTGGAATTGTAAGTGGTCAAATAACTAGTTTACTTGCAATGAGTAAGTCTGGATTATTTAAATATGAAGAAAAGAATTAGGAGAAAATATGGAAGAATTGGTTCTAACACTAAAGGGAAGTCGTCCTTGGTCGAAAGAAGAAGAAACAACCGCTTGTAAGATAAAAGTAAAAAGTGGAATGACCAAAGAAGAATTTATTTATAAACTGCAAGATATGTTTGTTGTTGTATTAGAAAATGAAAATTCTATGATGGACAAAGATGATGAGTAAAGAAGAAGTCACAAAAATATGGGGCAATATGGTTGGAGCCATATTGAAATATAATCGTACAAGAATTAGTATGCGAGATGAACTTGGCAAGTTGCTAGAAGAAGAAAATGACTTATTGAGAAGAAAAGTAATTTTACTTTTTAAAAATCTTAGAGAATATGAAGATATTATTGAAGAAGAATGGTTATCTAATATTATACCAACAGAAATAGAACTTACTGCAGAATCTCTCACAACATTATTTGATAATGATTTTAAAAACATTGCTCCCATAGTAAAAACTGATGGGCCACTAGGATCATTAGAACCTGAGTGGACGGAGAAGATTCAAAAAGCAGATTCTCTATTGTCTGATCGTGATGAAGTAGAAAAAGACATGATTTTAAAGAATTCTCTTATGGAGTCTGCAACCCCAAGAGAATTCATGATAAATGTAATTAGTCAAATGCACAAACAAGATAATCAATATAAGGAAAACTCCGAGAATGGTTTTTATAGGAGATCTGATAAAAAAATGTCGGGAGTTGATGAACTTGCTGATGCTCTTCCACCCATTCCTGAAGAAAAACCATCTTTGAATCAGCTACAGTTTGATGCTGCTGGAGATAAATTTAATTTCGAAAATGAGTAAAAAAATAAAGACAAAGAACGTCAAGAATATCTTGGAACCAATTACTCCCAATCATTGTATTTTGGGTTTAGATTGTAGTTCTTCTGTCTTAGGTTGGGGCCTCATAGATCCTGAAACAAAAAGACTTGTTGCTTATGGATATTATAATTTAGCATCTTCCAAATATGATATTTTAGAAAGATTGAATTATCTTTATCAGATTATTAAGTTAACATGTGAAGAATTTTTACCAAAAACAGTTGTTATTGAAGAGATAATTAAGTTTATGAAAGGTCGTTCAAGTGCTGCGACGATTATTTCCTTGGCTTCTTTTAATAGAACAGCACTTCTTTCGGCATATCATTCTGTTGGTGATGTTCATCGCATGAATGTTAATACTATAAGGAAATTAGTAAAAAATGCTTGTAAGTTAAAAAATAAGATTGCCAAAGAAGATATGCCTGATATTATAAAAGAATATCTTTATAATGATTTAAAATATTATAAAAAGCGCACAACAGGTTGGACAGATCAGACTTATGATCAGGCAGACGGGATTGCGACGGCATGGGCTTATGTATTGGAGAATTATGCCAGTAATAAATAAAAAGAAAGAAAATTCAGAACTTTTTGATTTGTTGATTGAAAGTTTGCCTCCATTAAAAAATATGCTTTATGAGGCATTTGTGAAAATGTATTATGAAGAATGTTTTCCATTTATAAAAGTATCAATTTCAAAAAATTCAAAAATAAGAAAATGGGGCGAGTATCCTGTTTGTGATGAGGATATTAAATAATGAATCCATATAAAACTTTAGGTGTTAGCCAAGATGCTTCTGAAGATGATATCAAAAAAGCATTTAAGGAAAAAGCAAAAAAATGGCATCCAGATTTAAATAGGGGAAATGAAAAAGAGGCAGAAGAGAAATTTAAAAAGGTCAATGAGGCTTATCAGAGATTGACAAATAAGTCTCAGCCAAATAAGTCTCAGCCAAATTTGGAAGATGATTATAACCCATTTGCTGATTTCTTTAATAGGGATAGTTTAAATAGTATTAGGAATATTGGATATATATCTATTTCATTAGAAGAAGTTATGTCTGGGATTAATAAGACAATTGAAATAGTTCAAAATAAATCTTGTAAATCTTGTGATGGTGTGGGATTTAAATTGTCCGATGAAATTTGTCCGCATTGTAAAGGAACAGGCGGAACTCAAATAAATAGAGGTATTATGAGAATAATGACTCAATGTTCTCCTTGTCAGGCAACTGGGAAGAAAATCGAATCTATTTGTGGTTTTTGTAATGGAAATAAAACGTATTCTTCAACGGAAAAAATTGATGTTATAATTCCAAAGGGAGTTAAGCATGGTTCTATGATACAAATAAAAGATCATTATGTTGCCACAATAACTCATGTACAACATTCTATTTTTAAAAGAACTAACAATCCATTAAATTTAATTCAGGTTGTTAATGTAGATTGGTTAGATTCTTTATTAGGAAAGACATTAAAAATATCGACACTTGATGGTAATAAAAAATTGAAACTTAAACCCATCATACAACAAGACTCGACATTACGAATGAAAAAGAGTGGCTTAGTTGATGAGAGTGGTTTAAGAGGACATATGTTTGTTAAAGTACAAGTAAATATGCCTAAAAAATTAAGTGAGAAACAAATTAAATTATTAGAAGAAATAAGGAGAGAGAATGACGAATGAAAATCCTGATACAATTGGATTAATGTCTGCTATGAAAGAGTTAAATAAGACTTTTGGAGACAGCGGATTATTTGCTGGGGATAGTGAAGGTATCGAGCCAGTAGATGCTATATCATCAGGAAGTCTAGTTGTAGACGATCTAATTGGGGTTGGTGGATATCCCAGAAGCAGATTTGTTCAATTTGCTGGCAAGGAAAGCAGCGGAAAAACTTTTATGTCAGTAATGGTTATTAAAGAGTGGCAGAAGAGGCATCCAAAAAATTGGGCACTTTTTATTGATGCGGAATATACTTATGATGAATCTTGGTTTAGATCATTGGGTGTTGATACTAGTAGACTAATGGTATTTAAAGAGGCTAGTGCTGTTAAGATTTGGAATTTACTTTGTGGAGTTCCTAAGCAAAATAAGACTACCAAAAAGGTTACAACGACTCCAGGTTTGTTACAAAAAGTAATTGACGCAAGAAATAATGATGAAGATGATATTATGAAGTATTTGGGAGTTGTTGTATTAGATAGTGTTGCCAATATGAGTCCACCAATTGAAGAATCATCTGCTGTTGAAAAACAGAACATGGCCCCAATGGCAAGGTTTTTATCTAATGGTTTAAGAAGACTAACACCACTTGTTGCCAAATCAAATGTATTATTTATTGGTTTAAATCATATTCATATTAACATTGGTCAGATGTATGGCGATCCCGAAACCACTTCTGGTGGTAGAGCTTGGAAGCACGCTTTATCGATGACAGTAAATTTTGCTGCCCAAAATCAAAAAGATAATTTAATAATAGATGATGAAACCCAAGATATAATTGGTCATAGGGTTAAATTAAAGATTCAAAAAAATAAATGTGCCCCGATTAAGTCAAGAGATTGTGAGTTTGATATTAAATATGTTAAAGGCATTGTTAATAGACATTTGGAGGTAGGGGAGTTAGCAATTAAATACGGTGTAATAGAAAGACCCAATAACGTCATGTATGAATATGACGATCAGAAATGGAAAGGACGAGACAATTTTCTTGATGCTCTTGAAGAAAATGAAGAGTTACAAAAAGAGCTTATAGAAAAAATTAATGAAGTTGTAGAAACTAGGAGGAATAGTTAATGTTAATGACATGTACAAACAAAGGATGCTTACAGTCAAATGAAGCAAAATTAAATAGAAGAACTAATGAGGTAATATGTGCTGAGTGTGGCCAAGAAATTGGGGGAATTACAGACACTTTTAAGAAGATTTTAGATAGTCAAGGTCAAATTATAAGAGCAGAATCTAAGTCTATGTCAGTTCAGTGTAATTCTTGTAAGAAGAAGTGCGATATTGATATTAAAGAAAATAAACCACATTGTAGTTTATGTAGTGAAGAATTACAACTATCTGATACCTTTTTTAATATGGTAAAAACTATGGTAGAAAAAGAGAGTAATGAATAAGACATTTGATAAATTTATAGACTTTTGTCATAAATCTTTATTAGAAGATAGTAGAGGGTTAGGATATTTAAAGAAGTCAAGAAATCTTAATATTGATGTAATAAAAGAATTTTCTTTAGGGTTATTCCCTCAAGATATGCGTATTTTATTTAAGGCAGCAGATCCTAAAACACTTAGGAAGCTTAATATAATCAAAAATGCGTCACACAGTGTATTTAAAACTTGGGAAATAATTTTTCCTGTACGAGATAGTTTTGGTAATCCTGTCGCTTTGGCAGGAAGATTAATTGACAATAATCAGAAATTATCAAAATATATGAATACTCCATACCATAAAAGAAATTATTTATTCGGTTTGGATTTAGCAAAAAGAGAAATTCTTAAAAAAGATAAAGTTTATGTTGTTGAGGGATATTTTGATGTAATCAAAGCACACCAACATAACATAAAAAATGTTGTTGGTGTTTGTAGTTCATTTTTAACCAAAAGACAATTGGCTTTATTGGGCAGATATACAAAAAATGTTGTTTTAATGTTAGATAATGATGAGCCTGGCAAGAAGAACACATTGAAAATTTTATCAAGATTTCAAGAACTTTCTGGCACAAATATATCATCTATTAACCCCTTTTATTCTGATACTAAAGATTTGGATGAATTTCTGGATAAATATGGACCAGAGAAATTAAAATTGAGGTAAATAGATGGTAAAAAAAAATAAGTCAGACTCATATCAATATAAAATTGTAGAAATTCCCATTGACCCTTCTTTATTAGGAGAATTTTCTAATAACGAGGGGCTTGGGGGTTTTCTACATATTTCTTCTCATTCGGAAGAACATGACGAATTAAAGAAACAGTTATTAGTTGAGGTATATAGACTTATCTCAACTAAACTTACTGTAAGACAAGCCGAAGTAGTATATATGTTTTTAGAGGGAAAAACACAGATGGAAATTGCCAATGCTCTTGGAGTACATCAAACTTCTGTTCATAAGTGTTTGAAAGGTAACATAGATTACACTAATGGTAAAAAGAGATATGGCGGTGCTATTAAGAAGTTAAGAAAACTTTGTACGAGTGATGATAATATTGGCTCCATATTGAAAAGAATGCAAGAATGTAAGTTCGAATAATTTTTATTTTTTCAAATTACTAATTTTACAAGGCAGTAGTAGCTTTACTATCATATAACGCGATATATTTAATGTATGAATTTGTCTCATTTATACAGATTTTTTATTCAACCTATCAATAAGTTAGTATTATCTTGAATATTTTATTGATAGGAGTGTGTAAAATGCTTGAAAATTTTGGTATAGACTATGAAAAAGTTTTAGAAAAACTAAGTGAAGATAAAGACATAAAACCAGTAAAGGGCAATGAAGATAAGATGATGCGAGTTGCTTTTGACTTTTTTAGATTGAAAGATGCTAATCCTGAGACATTATGGCAGGTTCAGAAGGCAGATGACGGACAAGAGTATTTAATGAGGACTTTTTCCGATGGCGAAGAAGAAGGATTAAAGGCTGAGTCAGATTGGGACGTACAATTAAATAAAGAAGGGACAGACCTTACTATATATAAGTCTGATGTTCCAGTTCATAGAATGGATTTAAATAATATGAAAATAGGGCGCGATGAGTCTGAGGGCTTTCGCGCTTTTGTTTATGGTAAATTACAAAAAAATGATACTGATTTTTTACAGAAACTTGCTATGGAAATGCCCTTAACAAAGATTTCTGCGCTTAAGGAGTCTGGTATTGTTGACCTAGATGAAGCCCGCACAAAGGCTGAGTGGGCTGTTTTAGACAAAATAAGAAAAAGTGCCAGAAAACTTACCAAAGATATCAAAATGACGATTTTGATTACTACTAAAGACTTGGATATTAGAGATAGGCTAACTCTAAACGATGTGGATGCTGTTATTGTTAAAGTTGGTCCTACCAGCACCGATGTAGATCCTAATAGGTTAGTTACTCCCAAAAATTATTATTCTTTTTTTAAAAAAAGAATAAATAGACCTTTGGGAAAAGGTTCTTGGCTATATAAAGATTCTTTTGGAATGAAAGATGAGTCTGGGAAAGAGGAAGAAATAAATCTTTCCCCATTTGGAAAGGAAGAGAGTGGTAATATAACATATCATTTTTTAGACAAGACTTCAATAGCCCAACTTAATAATGCTTTTGGTAGGATGAATCAATATTATAAATTTGATTGGCCACAACGGAAACCATACATGAAGACTGTTGGTAATGTACATAGTCTTATTGATTATTTTTTGGCAAACAAAAGAGAAAGGAAATCTGTTGCTAGAATACCAGATTACCGCAAATCTGCGTTGTATGCTGCTCTCAAAGAAGCAAAAAAAAAATCCAAACCTACAGATATGGCACCATTCTTACTACAAGTAGTTAGCCAAACTCTTACAAATCTGCGTGGCAAAAATCAAGGATATTGGGTAAAGAATCAATATGTTGGCGAAGTTCAAAAGATTCTAAAGAGAGAGCGTCTGTATAGGGGCATAGTGGATAGTATGTGGGGTCCAATGACTCGTAATGCTTGGAATGGTTTTATTAAAAAATATCCTAGTGCTGCCAAATGGGGAATGAAATCATATTCTGGAAAACAAAAACCAGAACATAGAGTTCTTATTTGGTTTACTGATAATCATGAGAGATTAAGTGGTAAACAGCAACAGCAAATAAGTCCAGAGCAAGTACAACAGATGAAAAAAGAGATAGGTCAAGGTGTTGGAAAAGCAACTGACTGGATTTCTAAACAATTCGGTGGTAAGAAACCGGCTGTGGCACCAACAGCAGTCACTAAGGTACCTGGTGCTGCCAGCAATGTTCCGGGTGGTAGAGCCCCTGCGGCAGCTGATGATCAGTGGTCTTTAGCATTTCAAAATCTCGAAATGAAGAAAAGTGCCAGAAAACCGGGTGAAACAATGCCTATGCCTAAGAAAAAAGATGAAACTGACGAAGAGCATAAAAAACGCGAAGATAAAGAAACAGAAAAACAGAAGAAAAAGAATAAAGAGGTTCAAAAAAGAAAGCCTGGACAAACACGAAGAATAAAGTTTAAAAATTCTGAAGCGCAATGGGAACTTGCTTTTAGCAGTTTAAAAAAAAAGTAGAAGCGGGCTCGCCAACTGCTGGTAAGCGGGGGGGACATAAGTCTCCGCCTAAGGGATACCCAAAGGATAAATCGCAATATGCAGATCCAAAGAATTATAAATATCCATTAGATACAGAAAAACGTGTTAGGGCGGCACATAGTTATCTTTCGCAGAAAAAGAATCAAAAGGGATATTCATTAGCAGAAATAAGTACGATGATGTCTAAAATTAAATCTGCTGGCAAGAAATATGACATTGAGTATTCTGAAGTAGATGATCAATATAAAAAAGCATTTCGTAGATAAGTAGCAAGAGATAGTTATATTGGACAGGAATATAATTTTGAGCAATATATTAATAATTTTAAATAAATAAGAGAATTCTTTTTGGAGGAAAAGATATGACAAATATCAATAACATTAAAAGTGAGGCAGAGAGGCTTTTAAAAGAACTACAACGTGGCAATGAATATATTATTGCGGAAGTTGATAATAGAATGAGACAAGCAGTTGCTGAATATCCCAGAGATACAGTCATTCGTGCTGTGGCAGGTGTAATTGAAAAGATGGCAGACAGTGATCCTAGCAGAGTAATCTCTCAGGGAGAAATTGGTGATATCTATAATAACCTTATAGGTTTGAACTCAAATACTCAATTTAGAGAGGCGTTAGGGGATTTTCTTAATACTAAAATTGAAAAAACATCTACCACCAATAAAGAGTTTATTTCTAAAAATAGAGATACTCAAGAAGGGTCTCTTGATGTATTAGCGGGAGTAGACAATGAATTAAAAATTTTATTTGAACAATCCGAAGATAAATATGATAGAGATAAAATTGCTCCAGCAAAACACAGAGTAGAATCTGAGTTATCAATGAATGGATTTAATAGAACTCGCACAAAGTTTGCCGGGGGAAATTCCAAATTTTTAGTTTTTTCTTCAGACTTAGATACTAATAGGGGTGCTGTAAGAGTATATGTTCCTTGTGAGGCAGAAACAGATAGTCTTCCTTCAGTATTTGTTGCTGGCGACCAATTTATGGAACTTAATGCAAGTAATATTCAAAACCATATTATAGAATCTGCTAATTTTAGAACACAACTGCCACCTGTTCATGCCATTCTACATTCACTTGACCTCTTAACTTCTCAAGCCGAAAAAACAATGCCAAAAGATGAATTTGATAAGATTGCCGGGAATATTCCTACAAGTAAAGACATGCCACTTTCGGCACCATCTTTGCTTGGTCAAATGCCAGAAGGAAAGCCTGTTGGCATGATTGAAATGCCTAGAGTTGAAACTCCCGAGCCATTAAAAATTCTTGCTAATGATTTAGAAGAACAAATGGTTGAGACTGCTTTAGACTTTCCACTTGTTTCAGTTAGAACTGCCAAAAAGATGTTAGTTGCTGAGATTAATGCCATGGGATTTTCTGGAACACAAGTTAAAATTGCTGCACCAACCCAAGATGGGTTCATATGTGAGGCAATTATAAATTCTCCAAGTGGTAAAGTAAGTATAGAAGTTCCCATTGAGATGAAGCAAAATAGGCCATTAATGCCATCAGTTTTTGCCAAGAACGATCAAATATTTGATTTTGATGAGGGTTCTGTAAAAGCATTTGTTTCAAAAGGATCAAATAGAGACACATATATTAATAGAGATAATCAACTATTAGATGTTGATATTTCGAAATTACGTGATCTATTAGTTAAGTCAGCAATCGATAAAGATTTTGGAACTTGTGATGAGATCTTAGCAGTTGCTTCTGAAAGATTTGATGCTGTAACTTACAAAAATCTTATAACTGATTTTAACTCCATTCTAAAAAATGCCAGCCTAACAACAGAAGAATCTTGTTGTTCAAGACAAATCAAAAGTCCTAATTCTATTTATAAATATTGCGGTCATTATAATGTTCCATTACATGATGTTCTTCAAGATGATGGTGGAAATTGTTGTTTGAAAAAGACACACTATTCTCGCGAAGCTCAAAGATCTGAGGGAGCGATGTTTTCTAACGCAAGAGTTTTGATTAGCGAATAAAATATGGAGGAAATTACAATGAGTAATGAAAATAATGCATTAAAAGAGTTAATTGATTATGCTGATTATTTAGATAAAAGAGGATTTACTTCTATCGCCAATTTATTTGATTTTGCGGTTAATACTATTGCTAATATGAGAAAAAATACTAACATTATTAAGAGTTCTGATAGCGCAAAAGTTATGATCGCGAAATGTGCTGATTACATGGATGATATGAATAGCGCAACAAGTGACATATTGGACAAAGTTTTAAAAATTGCTATTGAAGATATCCCAGGAAGATATGGCCCAGTAAGTCAATTTGACAGACTAAAACATTCAGAGCAAGTTTATGATACTGAATCACCTGATAAAAAACAAGAAAAGAGAAAAAGAAGTGACGAGCCTAGTGTTAAGGGGTTCGGAGAGATGGGTTCGCATTTAAATACAAGATATTGTCCAGATCATCATGGTGTTCAAACAACTAGAATTGGAGAAAGAGTATATCAGTGTCCACTAGATAAGAAGACTTATAATTATGAGACTGGATATACCAATTATCGAGGAGAAAATATTCCAGGTGGAAGCGTTGCTCACCAAACTCCTGAATCAAGTGATTATTTTGCAGCACCGTCAAGAATTTTTGACTCAAGAGAAAACTTAATGAATCCTCTTGTATAGGTGAAATATGCCAAAAATAAAACCAGGTAGAAGACAGTTTGAAAAAATTTTATCACATCCAGATAGAAATTTGATTATTAGGCTATTGGCTCAAGGAAATGGTGTGAGGGCAATAGAGAATCTTTTAAAAGAAAAGTATCCAGATGATAAAAGTAAGACAATTACTTTTATGACATTACAGAAATTCAGAAAAGATTATATGGACTTAGATGCTGAAGCGTTGTCTCTTATAAAAAAAGAAGAAAAAGAAAAATTAGAAAAGAAAGAAGATGCTCAAATAGACAGGAAAATAAGAAATCTTCCAACTTATAAACAAGTAATTGAGAACGCAAAAGAAGAACATATTGATATAAGAAGAACTCTTAAAAATCTAGAATTGGTAATTAATTCTAGAATGGAGACACTTTTTAATCTTGCGAATCAAGGAAAATTATCCCAAAAAAGAGAAGAGAACTTTTTGGGATATATGGAAAAGCAGCTATCTGTTTTAGAAAAATGGGGAAAATATGTAGAAAAAATTGCTGATAAGACAGTACAAACTGATGTTAATATAACTGTAGTTCAAGATCAGGCTGTTTTAATAAGAGAGGCTATTTTAGAAACCTTAGATGATGTTTCTCCAGAACTAAAAATAAAGTTTTTGGAAAATTTAAATAACAAGTTGGAAAATACTATTTTTAGAAAAAAGAAAACAACAAGTATTAAAAGTATTAGTGGCAGTGCTCATAAAATGTTAGATGAATATGTGGATGCGGAGATTTCTGATGACTGATTACATACAAAGTGTCTTAGATGATATTTCTGATGACGGGATGACTCCTGATTTATGGGATTTAGTAAATGAAGATATAGAAAATATGAAAGGAGTTGGGGTTTCTAATAAAAAAGAGAAGGCCCTTCTTTTTTATATAAGAAGATTTATGAATGATATTTTAGATGATTTTGGCACAAAAAGACAGCCTGGGATTACCAAAAAAGTTTTTGAAATGTTAAAAGATAAAGAAGATGTGAGCATAGATGATATAAAAAATGCTGTTTCGAGTTGTTTTAAAACGAAAAGAGCATACCCAAATACTACTGGTGTTTATAGAGAATATAATCACGACAAGGTTGATATTAATAAGTGGATTACTACAATGGCTAATATTAATCAATCTGAAGATGAAATAGGTACTTTAGAGCAACTAACTTCCAGTTGGAATGAAACAGAAAAATATAATTTCATTCAATGGATGAAATATTATGAGGAAAATAGTCATATGAAATATGGATTTGATAAAAAAGCTAATTATTTAAATTTTGTGTTTGATCATGAAATGGAGCAAGCACTTAAAGATCCTGTGTTGGGACAAGAAGAAGAAGTGAAGGTAGAACCTGAAGTACAGATACCACAAAAACGCATTCAGACATTACAAGATTATAAAAAATCTTTGGTTAGTCGCCTCATGTCTGCTGAAAGATTATTGGCTAAATTTGTAGATGTTCTACCAGAGCAAAAGTGGCAATTTTTGTATGACACATTGACAAGACTTAAAGGTGAGGCCACACAACTAAAGGTAGCTCAGACTATAAATGATAGAGTAATAAGAGCCGCAAATATTTTTGATGATAATGATTTTCAAGAGGGCGCTCAAGAATTGAGGAAAATAGCTGCTCCTGCGGGAAATATAGCAAAAAGAATTGAAAAAGCATTAGGTGGTGGTGAAGGCGCTGAAGAAGGTGCCGGTGCTGCTGATCTAGGCGATGATCTAATGGACATGCCTAACGAATTAGATTTGCCCGGTGGAGAGGCTGGCCCCGGTGGAGAGACTCCTCCCATGGATGAACCTGCTCCTGATGAAGGACTTGACGCTCCTCCAGCGGGAGATGAGTTGGACGTGCCAGAACCTGACGGTGGAGAAGAGCCTTCTCCAGATGAGCCAGATTTGGATGTGCCAGAACCCACCACAGAAGAACCAGAATTAGATGTTTCGGAGCCAGCAGGAGCAGATAATCCTTTTGCTGGATCAAATCCGGAAGATGTTATTAATATTATAAATCCACTATTACAGAGTGCTCGTAGTAGAGTAAATGTTCGTATTCTAACAAAAGCAGATATGATGCTTGAGGGATTAGGTGTTGCCTCTTATCTCCCAGAGTTAAGTGAGGCAATAGGAAAACAAATAGAATGTGATAATTATATAGCAAACAGATTAGAAAAAATTATTGGGAAATTACAAGGAAGCAAGGGTGGGGACTCAGCAGCAGGAGCCCTACCCCCTTCAGCCCCAGCGCCTTCAGTAGATATGGGGGAAATAACTGGAGAAGAGACTCTTGACGTAGAGGAGCCTGAAGAGACTCTTGACGTAGAGGAACCAGAAGAAGCAGTCTTAGAAGAAGTCCCCGTAGAGGCTCCTAAAGCGCCTCCAGTTGCGGAAAAAGAAGAGAAGGTTCCTCCAACAAAGACACCTAAGGCTCCAGCAGAGGTATAATTTATGAAGGTATCTCAATTATTGAAAACAGTATTTGAAATAGCAAAAACTAATAATTTAGCAACTCCATATATGGTAGGAGGAATACCAAGAGATATAGTTATGGGAAATAGTAATGATGTTGAAGATATTGATTTAACAACTGGCAATGAAGACTCTTTAGAACTAGTCAGATTATGTCATGAACATTGGCCAGAAACATCTTTTAAAGAGTTTAATGATGGTCATGCCTCATTAAATTTTAAAAATATTAAATTAGACTTCAGTAGTAATAAGATTGCCCCAGATATTGAGGAAAAATTAAAAGAACTTGGGATAAATGATCCAACAGATTTACAAAAAGAAATTTATTCAAGAGATTTTACAATTAACACGTTGCTAAAACCCATTGATGACCTAAGTAAAGACATAATAGATGTTACTGGAAAGGGAATAGATGATTGTAAGAATAAGATATTACGTGGCCCAATAAGCGGTGAATTTTCTTTTATAAATAGCCCTAATAGGATTGTTAGGGCTATTAGAATTGCTGTAAAAATGGATTTGAAATTTAGCAAGGAAGTTGGAGAATCTATTAGAAGGCTTAAGAATCTATTAATGGATGTATCAGATAGATATATAAATAAAGAAATTAATAAAGCTTTAAGGGAAGATACAGAAAAAACGGTGGCTATTTTAGTAAATTATAAATTGTTGCCTATTCTGCCATTATCAAAAATGCTCACAAGAGAGTTGGCAAGACAGAGAATGGTACAACATATTTTAGATTAAGGAGTAATGATGAGAACTTTAAATGTAATGTTAAAAATTGCTGAAGAAATGATAAATAATAATGATGTTAGGGGCTTAAGAGAATTATGCCAAAGTTATGAAGATCATGTATTAAAGATATTTAAAAAATCACATTTTGTCCCTGATGACAATTCGGATACTCCCAATTTTTGGAAGCGCAATCTTGATTATGCTGGATATGAAAATTCACCATGGAGAGGAAGTATGGTTGATTTTATGAAGGAATTCCCAGGTGGATTAAGAGATTGGGTTAAACACAGAGCAAAGGAAAAGGATAAAAGATTTAATTTACATTCGATAAAAGATTTTAATAAAAAATCTGGACAAGAAGTTATTAATTTGTTAAAAAATAATTTGTCAAAAACGGCAGAAAAATATGATCCTCAAAAATGGGGAAATGTAAGGGGGCTTCTTGCTCAGTATTCAGATGATGTAGAACTAGCTGCTTCTGATGCTGTTGAAGATATTGTAAGGTATGTTCAATTAATGAGGGAAAATAAAAGAAAATGAAAAAAAGTGGATGGATAAAATCAAAAGGCTTTGGAGATGCGTGTCCTTTTGGTCTTCCAATAACACATTCTTGTAAGAATGCTGGAAAATCCACTTTAAGAATGTGTCCAATGGATTATGTTGAGGGCAAGGGCAAGAAAAAAGAAATAAAAAAAGCTAATAGAAGAGTCTATATATATCATAAAAGCGGTAAAAGATGTCCATTTGCTGTAAATATAATGGGCAAAAATAACGTAAATTGTGACTGGGGAGATGTTGGTCAAGGTGTCGGTGGTGCAGAGTTAACGGGAAGTCCGTTGTATCCAAGCACATTTGCTGGCATTGAAGGACTTTATGGATTTCCTTTAGGCTTTTATGCTGATAATAATCAAAGTAGAAATACACCGTATGGCTTATTTTCATTACTTGGAGAAGAAAAAGAAGATGAAAATATCAAATATGGGTCGGATTAATAATAAAAGCCATTAAAAAGGAGATTTAAAATGTTTGAATTTATCTTGTTAGCCCCAGCAGTATCTGGAATTTCTCCAGCCGCACTAGTTGGTGTTATTACAGGGCTAATTACTGTTTTATTAGTTCTTGCAAAAATATTAGAAAAGAAAGTATTTGGCAAGTCTGATGTAGAAATGCGTAAAAAAACTAACTTAACTGTTAATAAGAACAAAGAACTATTGGAAGAATTATTATTATCTGTTGGGAGAAATGAAAAACTTTGTATAAAGTGTTATGATCTTCATAATGTAAAAGATGGTGATAATGTGCCATTATGGTATGTTACAAGTAATTTAAAAAAATTAATTGCAGAAGTTCACATAATGGTATCTGAGATGAAAAAAATTGTATCAGATACTGATGAAAATTCTGAAGAGATTTTGGCCAAACTTCCAGAATTAATTAATTCTAATCAAGCGATGACTTTGAGGCTGACAGATCTTATTAGTTTATTAGAAAAACTGGCCAGTAAAATTTCTTCTTAGGAGGGAAATAATATGTCTAATGAGGCAAAACAAATTATTAAGACTGCTTCTGATAAGAGAAAAAAACAAGAACGGCGAAAACGCCTTTTAGAGAGAATAGGGATTTGTATAAATACTCATAAAGCCCTAGAAGATAGAATTAAAAAATTAATAACATCGTTAGTGATTAACTAGGAGGAAATAAATGTATTTCGATGAAGAGATTGCGGTAGAAGAAGACGGCAATGAAGAAAAAACTGTTGAGGAGCAAAAGCAAGAAACGAACTTTCTTAAAAGTAAGGACTCCAGACATCTATGCCAATATGTACATGATACTTTAGGCAGTCTTCCAGCAAAAGACCAATGGGGAAGTAGCCCAAGTCAATATCAACAAATGCTTGGAAGGCTAAATGCTTTAGATAGAAATATTTCTAAAGGTTTGGGTTCAGATCATGAAGGACATATTACTCAAGATCAGATTCAATGGCTTGATGATGCGCGTGAACGCATTTATCAAATGTCAGATGATCTTCTAGATAGGGTAGAATCACTTCGTGCTGCCAGAGATGGACATATAAAAAATATTAGGCAAAGGCACAGAAAAAAAGCACATGATGATAATAAATGTGGAATTTGCACATCTGTATTATATGATGATGAGGAAGTTGGTCTTCCACTGTGCTTGTCTTGTTTAGATGATCGTCATGTGAATCAGACTCTTGTAAAAGAAGCAACAACTCCTCGCATACAGCTTGTAATGAGTCCGTTTGAGAGATCAATTGTTGGAACACTTATTAATGCTACAGTTTCTGGTGGGCAAAACATAAATGAAGTTTATGGAAAGCTCAAGAAGAAGTATGGCTTTGATAAAAGAGAAGAGTTGGGGATTACTCAATTATTGACTGATCTTGGTTATCCAGTATATAAAGATCGTGTTTTGATGGATGATCAAGAGGGTAATGGGGAATGGATTAAAAATTATCACGCATAATGAAACCCATAAAAAAAATCTCTGATCCTGATGGACAAAAACAAGAAGAAGAATCTTTAGAAGAGGTAAGAAAAAAAATGTCTAAAATAGCGGCAAGTCAAGTATTTAATATGCTTGATTTGGCCAATTATTTTGATGCTTTGGGCGTAGATACTGATGATCCGGGATTATCAGCATATGCTGCTGATATGGATAATATTATAAGGAGAATGATTAAAAATGACTCATAGAGATTATGAATATATGAAGCCTTCAAAAATGCCTGAATGGATGAAGGATTTCGCTGAGAAGGAAGCCTTTGACAAAAAAGAGGGCAATTATATTGACCACATTAATGAAATATTACATCCAGAATCTAAGTTAACTACTGTTGACGCGATGGTTAGTGATTTGCGTGAGAGAGTCGGCCTTGATATGTTAACTAAGGAAGCGGCTGGAGAAAAAATACTTTCTGAAATGAAGACAGCGAAAAATGTAATAATAAGTCTTATTGCTATGGCCAACGAATTAGATTCTCGGGGAAGACACAATGAGGCAAAAGCCATTGACAGAAAGATTCAGGCATTAGCAGAGAAATCTAAGAAAAAAGATGATAAGAGTACAGAAAAATCTGAAAAATCTGAAAAATCTGAAAAATCTGAGGAAGGCGAAGATGGTCTGGCAGGTATTGTTGATGATCCTAAGTTTCGTGGTATTTTGGAATTTATTGATAAGATTGTTGAGGGAAGAGGTGGAAAAGTAACATCTGTTTCTATACAAGCAATGATAGAGAACGAAAAAGGAATGATCGTAGATCCAGAAGTACAAAAATATTTAGAAAATAAGATTAAAGCAGTGAGAGAAAACTCCCCAGACGTTGAAGAACATTCTGGACTATTTGGAGTTGACATACAAGAACAAGATAGAGACGCGAATAATCAAATGTTTCACATGCCAGAATCTAATATGAGTTAAAAAAATGATATTAAATTTAATAAAATTAGCAAATAGATTAGATAGTTTAGGATACAGAAAAGAATCTGGAATTATAGATGTAATTATTAAAAGAGCATTAGATCCTCAAGTTAAGGCTTTAATAGAATCTGGGCAAGGATGGACATATGGTTGTCCTAGTTGTAATAGTCCAGTAGACATTGATAATAATGTATTTAGTAAATTTATGCCTGAGCCAATAGAATGTCCGAATTGTAATAATAGTTTTTCTCCTCATGATGCTGGTGCTAGTCGTAGAATAATGGGTCCGGGGAATATGAAGGGCATGAAAGAAGAGTTTGGTGAGCACGCATTAAGCGAACAAGAGAGTGGCCTTTGGACTGTTTATACACTTGGAGCTCCATTATTTGTTTTTGAAGGGAAAGCCAATGCTCAACAATTTATGAGATCGCTTATGAAAGATCCTGGGCAATTTCTTCCAAAAGCGAAACAGTATGCTTTGGCACATGTTCTTAGAAAAGCGTTGGGCTGGTTCGGCACTGTTTTTCCTCCCGCATCAAATCCATGGGGAGAAATAAATTGGGATGACCCAGAAACTTGGGACAAGGCAGAAGAACAGATGTGGAGAGATGCTAGGGTTGGTGCCTCGCATGAAAGAATTCCCCATAGTGATGTTGAGTTTTCTAAAAGACAGATTGACCCTGATGCGGTATTTGAAGATGCTATTGAAAAATCAACCAAGGTAGTGCCATGCGATGTTCCTCTAGATAGTAGTGAGTATGTACATCATGGAGAATCTCCAGACAAGGGCCATAAGAAAAAACAAGAACAGTTAGTTGAAAAATTACCAAAAGACGAAGATGGACTTTTGGAATCTTATGAAGTTCTTGATGAACATGGCGACAGAGTTAGGAGACAAGTTTTGCTGAGAGAAAAAATTAGGAATGAGGACAAGGATCCAGATAAACTTGCCGATGACATGAGGTGGTAAATGTCAACAATCAATTCAGGAAAAGAAACATTTGATTGGTTAAAAAAAGAAGTTCTCAAGATAGATCCAGTATCTTTTGCAGAAAATTATTTAACAATTGAAAACCGTAAATTTAAGATAACCAACAATGGTTGGAAATTTATGGCAGATCTATATAGACACATTATATATGAAGCAATGTCTGATGACGGCAAACCTATTGTTATTGTCAAGGGTCGTCAGGTTGCTGCCACAACAATGGCAACCAATCTAGGTTGCTATTTAATGGGTTCAGGAAATTATGGTATTAATGACAGACCACCTATTTCATTACTTCATGCATTTCCGCAACTTGAACTCATGTATGACTATGCAAAAGATAAATTAGAAAAAACAATTCGTAATTCTACACCCCTCAAACATCCTACGAAGGCGGATAAAATTTTAGGATATATGGAGTTTATGAAAGATTCTGCGCGTGATGCGACAGATAGTTTAACATTCAAGCAATTCAAAGACGGAAATTCTTGGTGGTGTAACTCTATTGGCAATGAGGGCACAAGAGTTTTGGGTCGTCGTTTTGATGGCATCTTTTTTGATGAGGTTCAGAAGATGACGGAAAAGGCTGTTGGTATTGCCAAGAAATGTCTAACATGGTCTCAATATGGTCCTGTTGGCGAAGGCTTTCAGGTTTATTTTGGAACACCAAGACATAAGAACTCATACTTTCATAAAATCTGGGAGAAATCTGATAAGAGATATTTTTTCTTAGGGTGTTGTGGATGTGGAGAATATTTTAAACTATATAACTCTAAAGAAACTGATGCTTGGGAAGAAATATGGCTTTACGAAATGGTCGTAAAATGTACTCATTGTGGAGAAGAACAAAATAAACTAGAAGCTGTTGACAGGGGTAAGTGGATACCAACCGTGGAAGATCCGGAAAGTTGTAAATATACTGGTTTTCATTTTAATCAATTATATATACCAATTTTTGCTAAAGAAACTGTCTTAAAAGAAAAACCGGAGAATTCGGCAGAAAACTCTGAAGTTACTTATATGAACGAAGTCCTTGGTGAATTCTATTCTGGAGAAGGTCTTCCAATTACTTTTGACGAAATATATACTACTTGTAGAGATCCCGACAGACTTTGGACTCATCCGAAGCACATTATAACAAAACGTAAGTCTGTATTAGACAAAACACTATTTCTTGGATTTGACTGGGGCGGGAAACCAGACATTGAGGGCTCTAAAAGGGGCCAATCTTTTTCTGTTCTAACAGTGCTTGGAGTAGAACATGATGGATTATATCCTATTGAATATGCGACAAAACTTAAGAAACTTAAAATAGATGATAAAATTAAATTTGTTGAAGAGATGTTTAGGCTATATCGTCCAAGATTGGCAATGGGTGATATTGGTTATGCTGAAGATTTATCTATGGAACTAAAGTCTATTTTTGGTGATAAATATCAAACAGTACGAAACTCTGCTTCTGTTGCTCATGGTGTTAAGTATCATTCAGATGAATTAGAAGTTGTTATTGATAAAGACAAGTGGTTGGGTGAAATGTTTGATAACTTTAGACGAGGGAAATTTCGTATTCCTTGGGCGAGTTATGAACAATTGGCTTGGTTTGTAGAACATTGTTGTTCTATGGAATCTAAAGATGTTGTGCGTGGTGGCGTGCCATATCAAATGTTTATAAAGGGAAAGGAACCAAATGATGGTTTGATGTCATTATTATGTGCTTATGTTGCTTATAAGTTTAACAAGACACATGCTTTTAAGTTGAACCCAAATTCAATGAAGTCAAGTAAGTTAAGGCCAATTTTAGCCTATATGCCAAAACTTAAATAAGGGGAAATTATATGATATTAAATTTAATAAAATTAGCAAAAGATTTAGATATTTTGGGGTATACCAAAGAATCTATTATTATTGATGGTCTTATAAAAGAAGCCCAAAATAAAATTATACTAATAAAATTGTATGGTAGAATAATCATGAAAAAATATATTATTACAATTAGTACTGTGGATGATACTACTAAGGTGGGAAATGCTAAGAGTTTTAAGGGAAGTCAAGAACAAGTTGGCTTAGCTAAGCAGTATTTACAACAACTTATACAGAAATATCCGCAGGTAAAAATAGATCATGATTTGAGTTCAACATTAACACCTCAAATGTTTGGGATAAAGTAAGGAGAAATTATGAGAAGAGGATCAAGAGAAGTAAATAAAGGCGCAAATGATGTGGGCGAAATAAGAATTAGTCCAGATGCATCTAGACAACTTTCTGATGTCAGGAGAAATATGATCCATAGAGATGTAGAAAGTGGTATAGTTGTTGAGTCAGGAAAAAACTATAATGGAAGTATGTTGAAAAAAAATATTGTTGCTGGTTCACAGAGCAATTCTAATTTGCCAGACATTGATCGCGGAGAATGGGATGAGCAAAGTGGACAAGTTGTTTCTAGAGGTTCTGGAAGACCATCTAATTATTTAAAAAAAACGGCACAAGCAGTTATTGCTAACAGCTCTTCTTTTAAAAAGCAAGCATCTATTTCTTCTACATCCAATTCTTCTGGTTATTCTGGTGGGTCACATACTGATAGACTTGCACCAGAAGTATATTCCCCATTATTTACGATGGCGAATCTTAATTTGCCAAGAGATAGAATTACTATTAATTCTTGGATTCGCAATTTCTATGACTTACATCCTATTGTAAGAAATTGTATTACATTACATGCGACATATCCAATTTCAAAATTAAATATTAGATGTCACGACCAAAAGGTTGAGCAATTTTTTTCAGACATGGTTGAAGAAATGGATTTGCTTGGAACATTGGGCGAACTATCATTAGAATTCTGGAAGTTAGGTGAGGTTGTTCCTTATGCAGTTTTAGATGAAAATGAAAAAAAATGGAAAAGAATTAATATTTTAAATCCTGATTTTGTTCATGTTAAAAAAGCAGCAATTGGCGGCTATCCTATTATTTCTCTAAGACCTGACGAAGCACTAAAAAGATTAGTTATGAGCAGTCATCCTGCAGATCAACACATTAGATCTCAGATTCCTGAAGAGATCATTCATCATGTTAGAAAAGGACAAAATATTCCTTTAGATAATTTCAATGCTTCTCATTTAAAAATGTTATCCAGCCCTTATGATATTCGTGGAACTTCAATTGTTGTATCATGTTTTAAGGATTTAATGCTTTTTGATAAGTTGAGGGAGGCAAAATTTGCTCAGGCAGATGGTCTTATAAACCCAATTACATTAGTCAAGGTCGGTGGAAATGCTGAAGGTGAAGCGAGGCTGACTTCTGAAGATTTAGAAGAATGGCGTCAAATTATGGAAGAAGCACAGTATGATAAAGATTTTAAAATTATTACTCATGCTGGTGTGGCCATTGAGCGCATTGGTGCTAATGGACAAATTATTGATGTTGCTGGAGACATTGAATTAATTATTAAGAATCTTTATACTGGATTAATGGTTCCTCAGGCTGTTGTTGATACAGAGAGTGCTGTTTATTCATCAGCATCTATTGGTCTTGAAGTATTGAGACAGAGATATTTCAATTTCCGTAATTTAATTGCAAAATGGTTAGTTAATAAAATTTTTGCTCCGATAAGTAAGATGAGAGGATTTTTCGAATATAAAGACGGGGAAAAGAAATTAATAATTCCTGAAGTTGAGTGGAATCACATGAATCTCTATGATCTTAGTGATTATGTACAAACAACTACAGGTCTTCTTTCTACACAACAATGTTCATTACAGACTATATATAGAAGTATTGGATTAAATTATGAGGAAGAGAAGAGAAAGCAGAGAGAAGAAATGATCGATCTTGCAAAAAAACAAAGAGAAGAGCAGGCTTTGGCAAAATACTCACTTGAAGAGTTAAGATCTATGGATTCAAGTAAAGAGATTCAAGAAGCTTCTGAGGGCGAAAGACCTGGCGCAGCTGGAGCTGGAGCACCAGGGGCTGGTGGAGACATGGGCATGGGTGGAGACATGGGCGGCATGGGTGGAGACATGGGCGGCATGGGCGGAGACATGGGCGGCATGGGCGGAGACATGGGAGGTGGAATGGGTGGAGAATTAGCACCACCTCCTTCTGGTGAGTTAGGCGGCGGTGGTGGAGGAATGAGTCCAGAGATGGGTCCAGGCGCAGCGCCCCCAATGTAGAAATAATTTATTAAGGACAAATTGTGGAAGAAAAAACAGTACAAGAAATACAGAAAAAATACAAACAGCAACTGAGGCAATTGGAAGAAATAGGAAAAGTTGGAGATCCACATTTAATGAAAAAAGTAGATTCTCAGTTAAATCAAGAATATAAACAAATTCTTTCAGAATTTCATTTGATTTCTGCTAAATTATCCTTATTAAAGAAATTATGTGGTGAATCACAGAGATTGACAAAAAAAGCGATGAGGAGAAAATAATGATAGTACAATTAACTAAACTAGCAAATAAATTAGATATTTTTGGCTATATAAAAGAATCTAAATTTATAGATAAGTTAATTAGAGAAGCTATTGATATGTCACTTGTTGAAAAGTTTAAAGAGGGATGGTCTCCTGCTTGTCCTAATCCAAGTTGTAATAAGCCTGTAGAATTAGATCCTTCAGTTTTTACTAAAATGTTTGTCCCAGATGAGATTTGTCCACATTGTGGAAGAAATTTTTCTCCACATGATGTTGGAGCAGTTAGAAAAACTTATGATGATACTGGAATAAATGATAAAACTCCTTTTAGTAGTGGACTAACTAATGAAGAAAGGGGTCTTTGGGGATTTTACAGTAACGGATTTTCTTATTTTGTGTTTCGGGGTAAAAGTAATGCTGAACAATTTTTAAAAAGATGGAGAAGTGGTGGATATGATCATTACCTAGATCTTATAATTGAAGATACTTATAAAGATTTAGATTTTGATATTTCAAGAATTGCTGAATATACAATTATGAGAAATATAGAACTTATGACGGGGCCTCCTTTGGGTGAATTGTCAGACGATGATAAAGAATATATTAAACGGCGTGTTGGTAATCCCGGTAAAATACAGAGCGAGATTCAAGAAAAAACATCTAAGATTATACCATTACCAGATATTGATTTAGGTAGCTCGGCAATTGTTCCTCCTGGAGAAATGCCACAACTGGAACATTATAAAGCTTTACATGATTCTGAAGAAATATTGGATATTGAGGAAAAGGATGAAGTTTGGAAAGAAGAATTGGATGGTGTTTATGACACTTATGTAAAGCCACTAAGAAAAGAACTTACAAAAAGGCGTGAGGCGAGAGATAAGGGGATAGACCCTGATACATTGGCAGACGATAAAATTTGGTAGGAGAAAACAATGCTTACAATAAAACAGGCAAAACAATTTTCAGAAGTACTAGTAAAAAATGAATTATATAAAGATGCGAGTCATATAGATAAATATATTCTTTTGGCCAGTAACTCACCAATTGAAAAACATGCTGGCTTGTGGGATTGGGTAGGCGGGAAATTATCTGGTTGGTCCAAACGAATATTTTTTAAAAATTTCCGTCAAGCTTATTCTTTGGCAACTGAAATTCAGAAAGAATTGGATGATCACATGGGAAGAGTGGATGAGCAATTTGGCCAAACAAAAATGTATCTTGCCCGGCATGACCTTATTAATTGGCAAAGGGCAATAGCTGAATTGGGCATCAATATCACTCCATCTGAGAGACTCGCAAATTTACAAAATAGATATAATGATTCCTTAAAAGAAATGAATAAGGGTGTTGGTCTCTTGAGTGATGAACAAAAAGAAGAATTAAAAAAAGAACAAAAAAAGCAGAAGAAACCTGCCCCATCAACTGAAACTCCAGGAGATACTACTCCCGTTGCTGAAGATGATTCTGCCGAAAAGTTAGATGAAATTCCAAGAATAAAAAATCCTGAAGAAATGACTGCAGATCAGTTAAAACGTTTAAAAATGTTATTAGGTGCCCCAAGTGAGGATTATGCACGCTGGAATAGATCAATAATCTTCTATAATAAGAGGTATGCAACATCTGATTATTCAAATGTTGCGAGAATAGCCATACCAAAAAAAGTTTTTGATTACCATGTTGATAACTCTCATTTTAATTCAATAACAAGAGATGATGGTAAAAAATATTTTATGGTCAATCAGGCACCAAGTGCTAACTTGTCCAACGAATTAAAAAACACAGTTGCTGCCGAAAATATAATTAATGCTGCTTGGGTACAAGATGGAGAATTGACGGATAAAGATGGAAATAGTTGGATTGAATTCGCCCAAGTAGATCGTTCTCAAGTTGACATGTTTCATGAAGATCTTGTTACACCAAAAACACCAGAGGAGGCTGTGAGGATCGAAAATACGGCAGATTACGAATTTTTTGAGGGTGATAGCGGTTCTATTTATTTACCGAGAAAGCAGTTTGAAGCAGGACTTTCTGAGGGGTTTGTCGAACTTACACCAGATGGAGATATTGGTCCTGTTAAGTTTGTTAAATTAGTTATTGACGCGGCTCATCCAGAGTGGAAAAATATTTTGCGATGGAGGGGCAGAGACGGGAAAATTCTAAGATGTGAGTACGTATCAGATGATTGGATTAAAATTAATAAAATAACTGTCACCACAATGAAAAAAGAACTTGGGATAAGAACTCCATCTGACATGACTCCAGAAGTAGAGTCAGAGGTTGAATTAGAGGATATTGATGTTCCAGAATCGGAAGATGGGGAAGAATCCAAAACCGCAAAAAGGCTTGATAAAATAATTGCATTAGCTATGATGATGTAGGTGATAAGATGATATCTAAAGTTACGGCGACAGATCTTGGCCAAATTGTAAATCTTCTGCAAAAACAATTGATGCCAGAAGAAACATCTCCTAAAACCAGTCCTCAAGAAACTGTTTCAAAAGAAACTATATTGAGACCGCTTCCTCTTGTTGATACAAAATTAGCATATGATATTATTATTGGTTTAGAAACTGGTGGCAAATATGCTGTTGGAGATCTTGAGACTGGCTATGGATTGGTGGGAAACCAACTATCAGCTTTTTCTAGACACCTATCAAAAGATCCACTATCTGAGAAAGTAACTGGAATAAGTTCTTCTGATTATAAAACAATTGGAAGTGCCCATGGTAATGCTTGTAGGGCACTGAGAAAAATAGATTATTGGAAAGAGGTTCCAATTGATCAAGATGCTGTCGAATCTTATTTTAAAAATAATCCTCGAAAATATAGACGGAAGGTTTTAAAATATACTTTACCAAATGGCGAAGCTATTATTGCCAAAAAGAAAGATGGTGGCTGGAAAGGATATGGTGTTGATTATAGTAAATTAAGTGGCTACATGAAAATAACTCCTGAGTCAAAGTCTAAAATCAATCGCATTGTTAGTAGATATATTACTGGCAATGTTAACTTAAGTGCTATAGCCAAATTAAAAGCTTCCCAAGATCATCCAGAACTTTATAAAAAATTTGATGATACATTTACTGATGCAAAAAAAGTAAGAAAAAATAAATCATTAATGGCATTATGTGAGAGAATGGCGCAAAGAGATTTCTCTGGCCGCATAAATTCTGTAGTTAAAATGGTTCAAAAATATGGATATGATGTTTCCAACTCACAAGCCTATAATATTTATCAACTAATAGCAATAGCAAATGCTAGTGGCCTTGGCCGACTTAGTAGATTCTTAAAAAACAAACAAACTTTTTCTGAAGGCCACTTATATTATTTAAAAAGGGCAAATCCTGCCATTCAAAAGAAAACTGGTATTTCAACACAAATGCCTCCGAATGGTGGGTTGGCTGGTTTTAAACAAAAGACAGCAATGATATCAAAGAGAGCAATTATGAAATCAATTCCTTTCCCACAAGATTATGTAGAGTCAATTAAGAATGGCCAGCGAACATTTACCATAAGACTTGAAGATTATGGTGTAGAGCCTGGTGATACTGTACAAGCTATTACAGATGCTGGTGCTCACTTCTGTGATCTTTCTATAGAAGAAGTAAAAAAAATGACTCCATATAAAATAGGGAAAGACATAAGTGAACCATTAGGACTTGATTTAGAGGAGAAGTTTAAATTTCAGCCCGAAGTAGAAAATTTCTTTGTTATTAAATTTTACAATCCTAATATAAAATATGCTTCTGATAATAAACATATTGTGGTGGATGATGGGGCAGAATTTTTAATTAATGCGTTACATATATTAGATTCTTCTTTTTCAAATTGGGAAAAGTATATGGATTTTGAATATGACATTATAGAAAATTTTTCTTTATATCGTGTAAAATTTATAATTATATTAGATGATTTGCCAAATAATTTTATTAATCTGAGTCCCTTATTTAGACAAGATATTTTCTCAAGAACAACTCATGAAGATCATTACATACAAGTATCGTCTTATATAAGGCAAGGAGAAACGGAAAAATTTTCTGAAATTGTAGATATTTTATATAATATAATAGAAAAATCTATATCAAATCAAAAAACAATTATACAAAAATTTATTAAAACAATAGCATCTATTATTTCTGATAATGATTATCATAAAGATGATGTTTACTCTGTAGTAGACCCGTTTTCAGTTTTTAATAGATCTAAAATAATTGTTCCTAAATCTAGTTTTGTTTTTAAATTGAGCGAATTTAATCTACTTCCTCAAGAAAGAGAAGTGTTTAATTTACATTTGGGCGAAGAAAAATCTAAAGAGACAGATTTTAAAATTTATTCTAATAATGGCAAATCAATATTTATTATCTCATTAGAATATCCTGATGTAAAATATATTGATGAAAAAAAACAAAAAGAAAATGTTTTAGGGCAAAAAAAGAAAAATAAATTAATTGGTTTAAATACTGAAATGATGGATCATATCATAAAAGTTATGGGTAATAAGATTAAATCATTTAATAATGATGGTGTTAAACCTGGTTTTGTTACAAAAGTATCAGAGTTATATCATGATCCATTTGGCGCTTCTGGAAAATTTTTTAACCAAGATATAGAAATTTTATTTCGCCTAGAAGATAATCAAAAAGCAGCATATGAGGGGCTTTATAATAGCAAAAAGAAAACAATTTCTATTTGGATCCCAGAAGAAAACATAGATTATGAGAAAATAGAATCCCTGTTAGAACATGAATTAGCTCATAGCGGAGAAGTTGTTTCTGGAGACCCGAGTGCAAGTAAATATATTGGCCCAGATAGAAATTTTATGGCATATTTACATAATAAAAATGAAATAAATGCCAGGTGGGGACAAATACTATTATCTTTAAGAAGAGATGGGTTATCAAAACACCATTTAGATTTATTTATGCGTGAAAGAGAAAGAATGACCGAGAAAGAAGAAGAAATATTTATGGAACAAGTTCGTGGCAGGGTAGAAAAAAACGCAAGAACAATTTTAGAAGCTATCAATGAGGGTCATAATTCTGTAGATATGATTTATAAAGTATTAAATGGTAGATTTACAAAAAGAGCAATTGAGACATACATAGATCATCTTAGGGGAGATGGTTTTTTAAGTAATGCCTCTCGTTTAGATAAAATCAAAAAACTTGCCACACAAACATATAGTGATAGAAATGATAATACATATAATGTTGATGAACTTATTAAAATAACAAAAGACAATAAAATTACTGATGAGCCAATTAAAAAGTTCAAAAAAAATCTTAAGAAAAAAATGTGGGAAGATTCTGATGATAATGAAATTTCCTTACAAGATGTATTGGATAATAAATCTAAATATAGAAAAGAATCTTCTAGGATAAAAGAAGTTGATCTCAAATATCCGATATTGGTATATAAAGATACGGTTGTTGATGGAAATCATAGATTATCTAAAGCATTTGACGAAGAAAAAGAAACTATTAAGGTTAGATATGTTACCAATAAACAAATGGAAAAATGTTTAGAAAAGGAGATAGATTTCCCTAAGTCAGAACACAAAGATATTAAAAAACAATTAAAAGAGCGGGGACATATATACACAACTCGTGTTGATAAAGATTATGGAAAATATAAAGAAGGTGACATACTAACATCTCCATTTGGAACATTAAGAGTTAAAGATGTTGATAAATATAATAAGTTAGAAGATCATCCACATCTAGATGAATTGACCGATAAAAATAAAGAGGATATTGGAAAACACAAATACGAATATATAAAACTTATAAGAAAAGAATCAGAAAGGATGAGGTTGATTTCGAAGGTCGCTGAAGATATAAGTAAAAAAGATGATATCGAGAAAATAATTGATGATTTAAATCCTGATATTGTTATTGATGCAGATATTGTGAATGATATAATTTTAGAATTATCATTTGAGAGCGATTATAAAGATTTTATAGACTTATCTGATGTTGTTACTGGTTTAAACAATAACGAAGCATCAGTAATGGTAAAAGAGCATAAAGCAATAGTTAGTCTTATTGGCAGAAATGGGTTTTCTCCAGATTTAATAAGAAAGGCTGCGGCAAACATAAACAGTGCTTTTAAAAAATCAAAATTAAACCAAGAAGCTATAATGGTTAAGATTTGGGCCAAAGTGTTTGGGTCTGTATCATTTGGCTATGGTGTAAAAGATGAACACTATTCTTTTAAGCTTTCTAGTGGTCCATTTAGAAGATCACTAAAAATATTATTTCCTGAAAATCCCACAACGCTGTCTTTGTCTGAATTAAATGTTGATGACTCAAAAAAAAGAGAATTTGGGGAACACATATCGAAGATTTTGGGATATGGAATAGTATTCAAGAATTTTAGGATATCAATTGAGGGTGATTACGTAATTCTACTTTGTGTCCCTGATATGAAAAGCTCTAACTATATTAGTTTAAGGGAACAAAGAAAAAATATTTTAGAGCAAAAAGAAAAAAACCTTAGTGATATTGGGATGAATGAAGATAAGTTTAATGAGTTATTAGAAAGGACAAAGGCTTATTATAATAGTTTTGAATATGATGAATATACTGCAGAGCCGATAGATGAAGATCATCCTTCAACGCCATTGGAAAAAATTTGGAGTGATCCCTATGGCGCAGCCGGGAAATTTTTTAACAAAAACACTAAAATAGTTTTGGCATTTCACGAAAGAACTAAAAATAATGGAAAATATTCTGGAAAATATTTGCCTGATGAAAATTTAATTGTTGCTTATATTTCAGAAAACGACCATGTAGATTTGGCTATGATTGAATCTATTATAGAGCATGAATTAGTTCATAGTGGGCAAGGAGATTTTAGTGGATATATTAGTTCTGAAGAAAATAGTTTAATATATCTTTTAAATAAAAGTGAAATAGATGCCAGATGGGGAGAAATATTATTTAGTTTAAGAAAACATGGTCCTAGCCCTATTTATTATGGGTTGGTTAGTGATGAACGCAAAAGAATGACCAATCAAGAAAAAGATGTGTTTGATGAGTGTATTAAAAAAATAAGATCAAAATATCAAAATATTATTCTGGAAACAATAAATGAAGGGCATAACTCTATTGATATGGCATATGAGGCACTTGAAAGAAAATTCTCTAAGAAGGCAATAATGAAATATTTTGATGAGTTAGAATTTAATCATTTGATAGATACTGCCTCTCGCCTAGACCATATTAAAAAACTTGCTTTTGGTGGAAAAGACCAGAAAATATTATATCACGTTGGTCCAAGGCCAGCCGAACCTAAGCCTTATAAACATAATATAGAAAAAGGATGGACTAGATATTTTAAGGAAGATGGTGAACATAAAGTCATAAATTATGAACGTGCAGTATTTTTAACAAATAACTGGAAAAAGGTTTGGCAAAATCACGGTATTCACGGAAATATTTACATATATAAAATTCCCATGGCCATGATAAAAGAGTCTGGTGGCATACAGAAATATGATTGGGCGACCGAAATTATATTTGATGAGAATTTATGGAATAAATATAAGAAAGATGTTGTTTTTGTTGGATCTATAGATGAACAAAAAGCAGAAGAAATAATGAAAGACTATTTTGAAACACGGCCAGGGATTGGCAAAAAGCAATTAGAGAGAGAGATGGAAGATGTAGTTGATAGGCTTTTATCTGGCGAGGCAAATATAGAATCATATTCTTACTTTTCTAATGATCGTCTAAATACAATAAAAGATATGTTAAATAAAAAAAATGCTGGCGAGGAAATAGTCTCTCTTATTGATCGTATATTAAGAGTGAATGCCATTTACCAAAATATCGATGACAGGGAAGCATCTAGGATTGATAGAATAAAAAAAATAGCCAATTTTCCAAATGAATTATTGGAGAAATTAGATGATATTAATTATGGATTGGTAACAACAGATGACGAGGAACTATCTCAAGAAAAAATGGATTCATTAGACGATGAGAATGTTGATTGGTGGAAAAATGGAGATAATATTAAGTTATTGACCACAGAAGAGACATTAGATAGAAATATTGGAAGTTGTTATGAGCAAAGTCTTCTAGAATATAAACTATTGGATGAGGCTGGATATGACCCAATAATGGTATTTGTTAATCCAGAAGATGGTGAGGGCAATGGGCACAGTGCTATCTTTTATAGTGAAGGAGATGAATGGTATTGGATAGAACATTCTTGGGGTGATCAACGGGGAATCCATGGACCTTATGATAATATAAATGACGGAATAGATATTATGATAGAAAAAATGTCGATGGGATGGAAAAATGTTACTAAATATTATTTAAATAAAGATATGGATCCTTCTCTAATACTAGACAAAGAAGGATTGACTTATAAAGATTTTAAAACTCAAGGTTTGAAGGGAGCATCAATAGAGAATGTAGAAGAATATTGTAACGATGCTAAAGTAGGCTCAAGGCTTGACTTAATAAAGAAAGTTGCCAGAAGAATTAGTATACTATATTTACAAAAAAAATACAAACATGTTTATAAGCATATTGCTGATGAGTTAATAAGTGTGGGGAGATCTTCTAATAATTCTAAATTTTTTGACAATGATGATGATGCATTAGCTGCTTTGAGCCGGCCACCTGAAATTATACGAAGATATTTAAATGATAAACTTCCAAAAGATGTTATTGTAGAAGTTTATGATGATGGTATGGAGGATACGTTTTATTTGGGACCGAGAGGCGGATATTTAGAAAAACCAATTAGTGGAAGATGGATTCATGTAAGTTGTCTTCCAAGGGGAAAAAATTTAGACAATTATCTTCGTAAATTTTTAAATATAGACAATCATGTTTGTTTTTCTTCGGTCGGAAATCAATCTGGAGATGAACTTTATGTAGAGGGAAGAACTGACCAATTTTTTGCAATCATTATGGATGGGGAGGCAGACGGGGCTTTTGGCCATGATGTTTATTCTGATATTGATGAGTGGACAAATAGAAGATGTATTTCTGGTTTGACTAAAAATAAGCGAAAGCCTCCCGAGACTATTTTTGAGGCTTGGGTTATCCCGAAACAATCAAAATTTGTTTGTATTGTTTCAAATATAGATTCTATTATAAAAGAAGCCGAAGAACTTGGGATTAATATAGTTAAAAGTAGTCCAATTGGGTTTGGAAGGAGTGATAACGAAATAGATAAAACTGATTTGACTTATGAGGATAGTGTTGAACTAGAAAATGAACTAGAAGAAACAGATAAGTGGATGGATAAGGCTCAAGAATATGATTCTGATTATTATAGAAAACCAAAGAAAAATAAGTCTATAGTCGAGGAAGACGAGGAAGATTCATGGGAAGATTACGTCGAAATATCTGGATCAAGATTTGACCAGATTAACAAGTTAGCAGTTTCCCCAGAAAAACCTTCTGGTATTTTAACGCCGCCAGAAGATAAAGTAAAAATGGTATCTGATTATATTCGTAAACATTTCTATCCAGCATTATTTTCACATTGGGGAAATTGGAAAGAAAAATCAAATTTTATATTGAAAGAACTTAATGATGCCAAAAAACAATTGGAGCAAGACAAAAATGCTTTGCCATCAATCTGGATAAAAAGAGAAAAAACCAATTTGACCATTGATAAAAAAGAAACTAGTTGGTCGCTTTTTGGGAATGGAAAATTTCTAGATATTAAATTTTTATCAGCAGGTAATATAGATTTTAAAGAAAAAATTATAGATATAATTGACAAAGAAGAGAAGTCTTTGCGAGAGGATTTTGAGTGGGCTGGAAAAGTTCCACAAGAAAAAATTGATATTTTAAAAGAATATGCCAATGGCCAAACTATTACTTTGCCAAATACAAAAGATTTTAATTTTGAAATAGACAATTATCCTATAATGATAAGAGTTGTTTTTGATCCTACAGCAAGAACACATTATCATTCAAGAGATTTTGTTGGATATATAATACTTGGATCACATTCATTTTCGCCATATCAAACAAATCAACAATATTTCTTTGAAGCACTTCGTGCTATCCCACATGAATTTACACATGTAATGCAAGATATTCTTGCCAAAAAACTAGGTAAAGAGAGACATGAGGTTGGTTTGTCTTCTTCTAGAATAGGTGATAAACCAGAGCATCATTTGAAACCACATGAATTTAAAACAAACTTAGTAACTACTATAGAAGATATTAAACAAAATTTATTACAATATCCTTCCGATGAGAGAGGGGAAATCCTCAAAATGAGATTGGCAGTTATTCCTTCAGAAAATAATTATGGACCTTGGAATTTAACACATGATAGGACAATGGTTTTATTAAAAAAAGATGCTCCTATAAAATGGAAAAAAGCGGTCAAGGAAGTATATCAGGCAGTTGAAAATTTATTACAAGACAAAGTTGCCCAGAGGCTTAATCAGATAAGAAAACTAGCACAAAGAAGCAAGTACGAAATACTTATTGGATATCTTATAAATATATTAAATGATATGAATGTATCGAAGTCAGAAGTTATTATTGGAGGAAGTGGAATTCTTGGCGCTTTAGGATTAAAATCTGTTGGCGATTTAGATATTACCATTCCGGATAAAAAAGCATGGAGACGGATATCACAACATCCTAATGGTATTGTGGATGAAATTCGCCCAGGAAATCCTAGAGTTAGATTTGATTTTCCAGAAGGTGAGTTAGAAATATTTACTGGGCCATGGAAAGTTGACGAAAGAGATTTTGCTGAAAATATGCTATTAACAGATGTAGAGGGAATTAGTCATTGGAGTCCAGAGCATACGCTAGAATGGAAACAGATGATGAACAGACCAAAAGACCAGAGCGATATTGAATTACTTGAAGGTTTAAATAAAAAATCTTCAAGACTTGATAAATTAGCAAATGAAATTACATATCTTAATCAAAAAGAACAAGAAGAAAATGTTTTATATGATAAAAAAATGAAGAGAAATGTTGGATTAAATGAAAAATATATTTCTTCTCTTATTAATGGAACAAAATCATTTTACAAAAATATAAATGAAGAGTACAAAAAATTGGGGATAGATGAATATAATCCTAAATCAACATATGATATTTCAAGTAGTCATCCATATCTTTATGTTGGAGATATATATTTTGACCCATATGGAACATCAACAAAATTTTCAGACCCTACCCTTAAATTATATTTTATAAAGTTAGATCCTATGGCTGTAAGTAAAATCTGGGGCAATATGCCAAGAGTTGGTTATGGTGGAATATGTGGAGGAGACAAAATATTAGTTATGATTCCTGATTTCGACAATGTTGATTTGTCGAAAATAGAATCTACTCTTGAACATGAATCAACACATGGGGGCTTAATCTCTTATCCAAAATATACGTCGATAGAAGATGGCGAAGAAAAGTATATGAGACAACACATAGAAGTAGATGCCAGATGGGCTGAGTTATTAAGAATTCTTAGACGATATGGTCCAGGAGATTATTTAACAAAGATTAAAAATTTAGAACTGGCAACTTTAATAGATGTCGATGACAAGAAAAAATATAATGAACAGTTTAATAATATAGTAAATAAATATGCTGATATTATTTTAAATACTATTAATGAGGGATATAACTCACCTGAAATGGTATATAAAGTATTAGATCGCAAGTTTACATTAGAGGCAATTAAGAAATATTTTGATTACTTAAAAGAAAAAGGGTTAATGAGTTATGCGTCAAGATTTGATAAGATATATAAATTAGCAGGAATCAGAGAAAATCTTATAAAAAAATATCCTGATTTAAAAAAATATATTTTAGAAGTAGCACACAAAATCGATAAAAGATATCTAACATGGTTTACGAAACAACTTGTAAATTTTGAGAATAAACAAAGTGGCGCTGTACGATTATATGATTATATTACAGAATTTAAAAATCATCAGCAATTGTTGGAAAATAAAGATTTGTATCAATACAATTTCCAGTCTTTGCAAAAAGCTATTTCTGAAATAAAGAAACAGAAACATGAGGCGCGGGAAGTTGCAAAACAATATTTTGAGTTGTTAAAACAAAAAAGGGAAGAATATCGTAATTTAAATATGGATAGAAAAGAGATAAGATCAAAATCATATGAAGATGGGAGAAGATTTCTTAATAATATAGAACCTAAATCATTTCAGAGTTTTGTGAGACAAGAAATAAGTAAAGTTATTGAAGAAAGAGAGAGATTAAGAGGAAAGGAGAAAACGGCAAGAGAAAATTCTGATGTTATTTTTGAAGATGAGAACTATTTAGTAATATTGCCAGGAACAGAGCAGGCTTCTAAATATTTTGGTTCTGGGACACAATGGTGTACAGCGACAGAAGAAAATAATATGTTTGTAGTTTATTCTTTGGAAAATGTATATCTGTATTATATTTTAAATAAGGAAAATGATGATAAACATGCTTATACAATTACTAAATATAATGATCAGATTGACGTAGACATTCGTGATATTGTTGATTTTCAAATAGATGAAGCAACTCTTAGTAAAGCACTTGGAAAATATTATGATAAGATAATTCCTATTATTAATAGAGATAATGAAGGTCGCAAGGAAACAAAATTCAAGGAAATAATTAAAACTATGTCTCCAACACAATTAAAAATAGAATTGGAAAACTTAGATATATCTCAGAAAATAATCCAATATGACTACTTAGAAGATTTTTCTAGAAATATGGAAACGAGAAAGTATTGTACAAGTCAATTAAAACTTTTTGCTACAAGAATAGCAACACATGATTGGACTAAAGCTGACTTGTTTTATGCGTATGGGTTAGATAAAAAGTATCCCGAATTACATGATTTATTAATCGAGACAATAGCGGAAGGCCCAGAACCAGAATTCTTTTTTGATATAGGAGGCTTGAGCGAGAAATATCCTAAGCTAGCAAGAATAATACTTGAAAGAATGTCTAATTCTGGAAATATAGCATTCTTTTATTCAAAACTACATGAAAAATATCCCGAATATATCAGTGAAAATTTGGCTTATAGTCTTTTACACGACATTGAAGTAAGTTATTTGTTTTTTAGATTGGGCTTGCATAAGAAGTATCCTAAAGTAGTTGAAGATAGTTCAGAAGTTTTCTTGTCTAATAGTCATGATATGAGAGAATTATATTTAGAATATAAAATATATAATATTATACCAAATATTGCTCCAGAAATAATAAAAAGTGGTTTGGATAATGGGTATGAAAACTATTTTCGCTTTAATGTTTATGAAGATCCCAGATATAGACATTACGGAGAAGAATATTTAAAAAAATATATAAATGAAGAGGATTCTTGGTATCTTGAGGAATTATTTGAAAAACATAATTTGTACGATATTTACCCCAATATATTAAATAATGTAAAAGGGGCTAATGAAAAAAGTGCTTTTAAGATTAGATTAAATAAAAAAGTAGCATCAAGATTTGATAAGATATATAAATTGGCAAACTCCATTTCTTTATATCATTATGCCCCAAAAGAAGCCTATGAAGATATAAAAGAAAAAGGGTTAATGAGTTATGCGTCAAGATTTGATTTAATTAATAAGATAGCATCAGGAGATAGCACCAACTATCCAGAAGAACTATTAGAAAAAATGGATGATATTGATTATGGGTTGGTTACAATAGATGATGAAGAACTATCTCCGAAAAAAATGGATTCAATGGATGCCAAGAATGTTGATTGGTGGCAAGAGGGAAATAATATTAAATTATTGACTACAGAAGAGACATTAGATAGAAATATTGGCAGCTGTTACGAGCAAAGTCTTTTAGAATATAAATTATTAAGTGAAAGTGGATATGATCCAATAATGATATTTATTCGGCCAAAAGATGGTGAGGGTAACGGACATAGTGCTGTTTTTTACAATGAGGAAGATGGATGGTATTGGATAGAACATTCATGGCATGACCAAAAGGGGATTCATGGACCTTATGAAAACATGAATAATGGGATAGATATTGTAATAGAAAAAATGTCTATGGATTGGAGAGATGTGACTAAATATTATCTAAATAAAAATATGAACATTTCTTCCATATTAGATAAGAAGAATCTGACATATAATGATTTCCAGACTCAAGGTTTGAGGGGTGCCTCATTAGAAAATATAGATACAGAATTTTATTTATATCATTATAGTCCAAAAGATGTAAGAAAAGATATAGAAGAAAGTGGTTTGAAGTCTCCATATGGATTAATTGACGATAATGACTATAAAGAACGTATAGAAAATTATAGAGATCGTACAGCAGAAACAATGGGTGTTCCCAAATCTAAAGTAACTTATGAAGATGTTTTGGAAGGTTTAGAAAAAAGGCGTGAAGCAATGTTTGATGGTGAGGGAGGATCAAGAGCCCTATCTGTTCTTTTAGAGCCTATTCCTACTAATATTAAAGGAATAAATAAAGATATTAAAGAATATGCTGAAGAACATGATCTTTATAATATTGATTTTGTGGCAGCAGTAAGAGATGGAGTTATAGAAAAGGCATCAATCGTAGAAGAAAAAGTGCGAAGTGAGCGCCCAGTTGAATTAGAAGATTTTATAACAGAACTAAAGGGCTCAAGAATTAAGGAAGATCAATGGAAAGAAAAGGGGAAATTCTATTTTTCTGGTAAAGCACATGCCATGTTAGTTTTAAAAGATGGTATTTTGCCAAGCAAATATATATACAGAATTGAACATAAGCCAAGTACAAAAGATGCCAGAAAGGAAGAAATAGTGGAACTGATGACAGATGATGAGTTAGTTGAGACATATAATAATCTTATCGGAGAAAATTCATGAAAAAAGAAAAATTATTAGATCTTGTAAAAAATGAAATGAAGAAAAGAAAAATTGATGTGTCTCAAAATGTTGATGATAACTATCGTACACAATTTGATGGACAGCTTTGGGGTAAAGATTTTCAAGATCCAGAAACCGGATTATATGGTGATCCTCCTTCTGGAGATAGTGGGGTTATTACTAATCCTCCACCAATGGGGATGTTTTCCACAAGAACTGCTCAGAAACTTCTTGAAAGAATATGGACATTCGGAGAATTATGTAAGTTTGCTGTTGAAGATGATGAAGAAGAAGATGTAAATATTATAGATGTAGAAACAGTTGAGGAAGATTTAGAAGTAGATGAAGAAGGCGTCGTTGAACCAAAGCCATTTTCTCCTAAAAAAATAGTAGAATATATTCCTGCGCCACAACCGGCTAAAGCAATATCTTCAGAGGAGACTGAGGATTTCACATATGTTAAAAAGCCCCAAGTGAAAGAGGTTATAGAAGAGCCGGTAGTAGAAGAGGAAAAGACTGAAGAAGAGCCGGTAGTAGAAGAGGAAAAGACTGAAGAAGAGCCGGTAGTAGAAGAGGAAAAGACTGAAGAAGAATTAAAAAAGGAATTGAAAGACCAAGAACTTCAGGAACAACTGGCGTCATTTTTAGAAGATCTCGATGACGAAGACTCTGACGATTCGGAAATTGATGACGACAATCCTCTAAATAGTATGACGTTTGATGATTCCATTCCTGAATATATATCTGAGGAAGAAATTGAAAAACGCAGAGTTTATATGGAAAAAGTACATGGCATTCATGGAAGAAGTTATGCTGGATATTCTGAACTTATGAAAAGCGAATTTGGTTTGATTCCAGTAGACCAGCCAACTTTAGGAGACAAGAGAGAAGAGTTGAGTGACTTACCAGATGAAGAGACCGATCATTATTTTAACAAGAAAACACTTGGATCTCGTGAGGCGATTGATGAGTTATTTAGTTTGGGTACTACTTGGAGAGAACTGGGTAGACGATTAAAAGAAAATCCTGATTTTATATCATATCGTATTTTGCCAATGTTAACATTAATAGTTGGGAAAAGTGTTATAAAGAAAATTGTTAATTCTAGATATTTCTCGAAAGACCATAGTTCCATTTTCATAAGAGGTGTTAAGATACCTGTGGGAACAATTTGGATATATGGTCCTGGAATCAAAATACAGAGACCCGCACCAGAAGTTATTATTTTTGCACAAAAAGAAATACCTAAAATTTTAAAAGTTTATTTAGAAAATGGCTCGTCAAGCCCGCCCAAGGCTCCGATAATGGGCTATTTAACTAAGGCATTAGTAAATAACTTAAGCAACCATTTAGTAAGAGATACGGGAAATACTGTCTTAAAAACCAGACCAACTTGCTCATTTTGTAATTTAAATAGAGGAAAAATTACAACTGACATGAAGTATGAGGGAGGATCTGGAAAGAAGCCATTGGAACCTGTTAGTCGAGGAAAATATTTCTGTCCAAGATGCTATCAATATATCAGACATATGGAAAATAAGATGGATGAATTTAAAAAAGAGATGGACGAGACAAAATATATAATTGAACAGGCTCGTGCTTCTAATATGTTAGAAGTGGCAGAAGATCGGGAAGTTGTGTTAGCAGGACAAGAGCATAAAATGAAGGCCCTGGCTGACAGACATTGGGCTGCTAAAATATTTGCTAGACCGTCGAGGCAGCATATTGTTTGTCCAGAAGATTCATGTAGCGGTAGACAGAAAACTATAAATAATGAATATATGCCATCAAGAATTCCTATTTCTTGTGTACACTGGGATCATCCATATTTTAGTGCGATTGACACAGAAACAAAAATGCAGGTAGAAAAAAAATTACTTACTTTTGGTGTTCAACCACCAGTTCAAACAGCAGATGATGCTCAAGTAGATGTTCCAAAAGATAGAATAAATTATAAAAATGTATTCATGGCTCCAGAAATATTATCTGAAGTTCCATTTAAGTGCCCATTTTGTTTTAATGTTTTCACGCCAAATTCGGCAAAAAATAAGGCAAATGGATGGGGTGGTTTGTTTATCAGACCAAGAGTTATTAAGTGGAATGAACCAGAACCATTTACTTTTCTTGATGAATGGGAAAACTTACAACCTTCTGCAGAAAAAGGAAATGAGGAAAATGATAAAAAGACACATTTTATTATTCCCCAACATTTTATTGAGTTGCTATTATTTGAGTTGACAAGACAAAGTAATAGTGTAAATACTAGACTCATATCAATGTCTCAAAAGAAATTACCACCACAAAAAGAAATATCTGAACTTAAAAGGATGGGAAAATTGCTTGATGGTATTATTTCAAAAATTCATAATGATTTAAAATATCCAGAAAAAGAATCGAAATTTGTCAACTCTTTTGGTAAATGGTTCTTTTTTAGAAGAGAAACTGGCGGCACGAAGAAGGACACCGACTTATATCCAATTTTTTCAAGCATAGTTGCTGATGACTTAGACTCTGTTGTAGATAATTTCGAAAGTGTAAAAGGAAATGAGACAGAGATAATGAAAGAGTTGGAAGAAAAACTTGGCCCCGGATTGACATTTGGAGGATTTAGAGGTGCGGCAAATGTGCTAAATAATATCCCTCAATTTGGAAATGTTAAAAAATCCCAATTAAGACCATATTTTGGTTTTGTTGGCCAAGTAGATGGCAATGGTATTGTTAGAGTGCCAGGTGTTATAGGCAACAAAAAATTTAAAACAGAAAATATAATTATCGGTGATGTGCTTTTTGCCAAGAATCTTGGAAATGATTGCCCCAACAAAGTTGTAAGTTTCAAGCCAGATTTATTTTCTGGAGAATTTTTAGATAGAAAACTAATTACAGTATTTTCTAGAAAAGTAGACATGAGCAGATTTTTTGATGTTAGTAAAGAGATCATGGAACAAATTGAAGAAATGAGAAAGAAATATGTTCGTGCTGGAACTCCAACAGGAGATCATTTCACAAAGCAACCAAAGCTTTTTACATTATTTGTATTACAACAGCACAGAAATGAAGAGAATATAAAAGAATTGCTTGAAAATATGAATGAAATTTATTCTGCTGGACCTGTACGTGGATTTAGAGCAAGAGCCGCTGATGCTTATTTTAGAAAATGTTTAGAAAAGGCCATAGAGAAGTACAAACTTCCAGAAGATGATATCACATTAGAAGAGGGAAATTACGTATATGTTTATTGTATGTTTGTAAACAGACAAAATATGTCCAGAAAATACTTTTATAATATTTCTGGAAGACTTGGTTCTGGTACAAGAATAACAGAAAAATTATATAGTGATGCTAATAATGAATTATATAAGAGAATGAAAAATCCTGAGCATAAAAATAATGAATGGTTTAATGGATATTTAAAAACTTTAGAATTATATGGGATAGATCCACCAGATATTTCTCTTCCAAAAAATACAGTTGAAGAAGTTATAAAAAGTGAGTCTTCATTGAAAAATAGATTTGTAAGATCCTCTTTGAAACAATATAAACAAAAAAGGGATTTTGACCATCAAGGACGTAAAGGTAGTATTGTAAAAACATTAAAAACTTTTAACAGGCTTGGTGCTAAAACTTTCAATGTAAAACGTTTTGTTTTAAATAAAAAAGCTTCTATGATTCAAAATCCGCCATTATTAGAAAATAAGATTTTGGATTGGGCCGTTAACTATTTCAATTATAGAGTAAAAGAAGAATGTGAAGTTATCATGGGCATGAGAAAAGACCCTGATTTTTTTGAGAAACAATTAAAAATTTTGATTAAAACATATTCTGTTGATAATATTGACAATATAGATCTAACTATCCCAAAACATCATATTTCTTTTTATAAAAACATAAAAACTGAAAAAGGAAATGTTGCTGGAGAAGTTACAAAAAAAGAAATAGTTTTTTCTCCTACACATAATTTTCTAAATTGCATCACTAATATAGCACATTATCGGCCTAATAAGATGCTTTATTTTAATAAAGTAGAGGACGCGTTAGAAACTCTAAATAAGTTACTTCTAGACGAGCTTTTTCAAAGCGATATATATTTTGGTGATTTTCAATTAAATGTTATTAACGATTTTTCAGTTTCAGAAATTTACAATTTGGTAAAAAATGCTAAATTAGAAGAACATGAGAAAAGAATAGAAATTAATGACAGCATTTTATCTGGATGGAAATATTCTTATAACGCCCCTGTTAAAGGTAACTTATTTGTGAAAATTTTAGAAAAAAAAGGTAAGGCATCGGTAAGTTCAGAAATAGGAAAATCATTTCCAGCAACCCTTAAAATTCCAATTTTAACTTATAAATATGATGTTTTTATTGACCGACAAAAAGGAGAGTTTACAAATCCTCCTACGGTAGAAAAATATTTAAAATCATTAGAAGATTTTAAAGATATTGTTATTCATGAAATAATGCATGTTTCTCAACATATTTTACAGGACACTAAGTTTGATGTTGTAAGTCGCAAAATTAAGCATAAGGACTCTGACTCTGATACCATGAGGGCGTTTTTTGGAAAGGAAAGGGCCCATTTGGAGCGTGATATAGAGTTTTTTCCAGACATTTTTTCACTTTCAAGACTATATGAAAGCGTAGAAGAAGTTTTAAAGCGCGATGATATGAAAAAATTATTAGAAAAAGATCCTGAAAGATGGAGGGAGTTTGTAAAGCAATTATATAAACAAATGGATGAGTTGGGAAAGTCAACTAAAATGGAGTCAAAATATTCTATAAAAGAGGCTTTAAATACTAGAAGAAGTAAAGTAAAAATTGCTGCCAAGAAATATTCTAGTATGATTGAAAAAATAGTAAATTCTTCTTTAACCCAATATAAATCCAAACGGGATTTTAATGAAACATTAGAGCCTGAAGGAAAAGAATATAAAGATAAAAATAAATATAGATTTGTAATTCAAGACCATTTTGCTGATAAAGCTGGACGCCATTTTGATTTAAGGTTAGAAAATAATGAAGGAACGTTATCGAGTTGGGCAATACCAAAGCATAAATTGCCTAGCGGAAAAGCAAAACTCTTGGCTGTAAAAACTGAAGATCATCCAATTTCTTATAATAAATTTGAGGGAGAAATCCCAAATGGATATGGTAAAGGACATATGAAGATTTATGATTCTGGAAATTATGAAGAGATTGAGTCTAAAAAAGATAGTATTATTTTCAAATTAAACGGAAAAAAAGAAACGGGCTCATATACATTATTTAATACTGATGAAAGTCAGTGGTTAATAATGCAACATAAAAAAGAAAAAGAAGCATCTCGGTTTGATCAAATATATAAGTTGGCCGTTCCTTCTGATGCTAGAGTTTTAGAAAATATAAATCTAAAAAAATTAAAGGAGAGCAATCCTCTAACACCAAATGGGGATGAATTACAAAATTATTATTCAAAAATGAATGAAATGGCCAAGTCTGGTCCAGAATATTCTAAA